AAAAGAGGCGTTGGCTGAACTTAATGCAAATGGAACAGTAAATACATGGATTGCATCAATTTCTGTATCACCAGCTGCATCAGAACAGAACTTAATTATTAAGTTATTAGCTATAATTGATGTTGTAGCTACTTTGATAAATAAATTTAATTGCCTAAATGCTGATAAATCTTGGTTAGAGCCAAAGTCATAAACAGCGAATTTCCCTGTTGTGAAGGATGACGTCAAGCTGTTCGCTATACTTTTTGTTCCGTTTATCCAGTTTGATGTTGCCGCTGTTATTGTGTTGTTTGTACTTGCTGTCCAATTTGTCGTTGCTTCGCAATCTGTTAATAATTTTGCTAATCCAGATGGTATTGTTATGTATTCATTATTATTTGTAAAAGTACAAGAACCAAGCAATGTAGGCAATGGACTAGATTTCATTCTTATGGTATCCCCAGCAGCTATTCTTACCGCTGTAGCACCATCTTTCATAGTTTTCCACGCAGCTGCAAAAGATGTTCCTGCGTTAGCATCATTTCCGTTTTCAGGATCTATATAAAATGTTGTCATTGTTAGTATCCTTTAATTATTGGTAAGCCCATAAAAGTGTAATCAAGTGAATTGTCTGGAACTTCTGTCATATAAGGAAGACCCATAAAGGTATAATCTAAGCCTAAGTAAATATTTGAAACTGGTACATAACAAGACGAAGTTACTGCCGTAGTTGTTCCTAAAACTGAAGCTATCTTACACATAGTAAAAAGAGAGCTATTTACAACAGTGCTTCCTCCTATTTGAGACAGGATTTTTTGAATAGTATCCAAATTACTTTGTATTTCTGAAGAACTTCCCACAGAGGATACAATTTTTGAAAGAGTGCTTAAAGAGCTTGTTACATTCGTATTACTTGCTATATCCGATAGTAGTTTAGCTAAAACTTTAACAACACTCTGCACCTGAGTTCCAGTTTGAATACTTGATATAAGTTTGGACACTGTATAAAGGTTGCTTGTAGTTCCTGTAACCGTTTGCAGTAAGCTAATAAGCTTGAAGAATCCAGACTCATCAATTACAGAGCTCGTACCTGTACTACTGGAAACTGTGCTTATTATCTTACTCGCCGTCTGAACCTGACTCTGTACAGAAGTTCTGGTATCTACTTGAGAAATAAGTTCAGATGCTACTTTGAGTAAAGACTCAATATTAGTAGTTCCGGTAAGATTAGATATGATATTCAGTAATTTAACAATAATAATATATTCTCGAACGGAAAGGGAAATATTGTTATATTTCCTTGTTTCGAGATTAGTATTATTATATTTTCCTACTGATAGATCTATATCTTTCATTCATCAGTCCTGCGTAATTGTGAGAGCGTTGGCATCGAATTGAATTGGGCTACCTACGTTAGTGTTAAGAGAGTCTGCGCCTTTATTACTATAAGCGATAAGATCCCCAGCTCCGCTAGATGTATTTGTTAAAAACCATCCTGTTATTGCCTCCGCTGCCGTAGCATTTCCTGAGGCGATTGCGGATGAGTTTCTTATTGCGGGAACACCGTTATACAGTGCGGGCGACCCTAGTAAAGAAGTAATATCAACTCTAGCTACGCCGGTACATTCGCTAAGACCCGCAACCGTTGAATCGTCTGCTATGGGAGTGCCTCCGGTTATAAATCCCATATATAAGGCTGTATAACCACTCGCAGTGTTTTTAAATACCCCGTTCAAGCCTTTTAAGTTGCCTGTATTTGCCAGTTTTCCATTCATTGTAATTGCCATAATTATTCTCCTTATTAATCTGAGTAAACTATATCTATTTGTTGTCTTGCTAAATCTGTTACATTAGCATCATCTTTGCCACTCCACTCGTGAAATATATGCGAGTAATTATATGGCAGCGTATAAGTATATTCATAAATACCCGTAGAAACTCTGGTTATATTTGTCGTTATTGTTTCTAAAACCGTCGATTCGTTTGGATGAATAATTCTAATAGTAATATTTGACGGGTCAAATAAAACATTATCTTTATCTCTAAAAGTTGCGTCCAGTATTGCTTTAGAACCGGCTATATTACTCATACGTCACCTTTAATCCTATTATCATATTATCACAATAAGCATCGTTATTTTACTCCACTTTATACGTTTTTTGAAAAGTTTCTGTATCCACAGAATGGTATGTATTATCACCTTTACAAATTATCCAATCTTGAATATTAATAATTTTAAATCTGGCTCCATCTACGGAAATTAATTCATCGTTTTTACCTACTGCTAAACCTCTTAAATCCTTATCCTTTTTTATTCTGTTAATAAATTGGTGATAGTTTTCTTCTGTAACTCTTACAGCCTTAGCTGTCTCTTTAACGTTTATAAAATCCATAAACTACTCCTTTAGGCGTAATAACTATCTAAAACTGACTTTACGGAAGCTATTTGAGCAGCCGTCAATTCTCTATTTAAAAATATCATATCACAGTATTTGTATCCCTTAAAATTAGTGGCTGTATCTCCCAAATAATTAGAAGATATGCTTCCGTTTATAGCATTCATGTTGGTATAGCCTACATCTTTTCCCCCCGTATCTGTTATATCTGTAGATCCTTGATATAACTTTAACCCATTAACAGGGTCTGTTTCATCTCCGTTATAAGTAACAGCGTATTGTGTTCTCATTCCGGGATTAGTTCTAGCTGTAGATTGTTTATACGCCTGTTTATCATTGGCTTCGTCGTATAATTTTATTGTTAATATATTATTTATAAAGCCAAACAGCCAGTCTCTAGAACTCGTATCTCCCCACTTTGCCAATAAAGTATTTATAGAATTGGTAGTAACGGTAGGGATACAGTAAGTTACGATAGTAAACGCCTTATCGGTGCTTTGATAATAGTTTCCCATACTAAAATCCCAGCAGTCGTATGGACTTACAACATAATAAGAATGAGCAGTGTTGTTAAAATATAAATACTTTCCGTTAGGGGCGAGACTGGCAGCATCTACGGTTAATGTAGCCTGTACATCAGAATAACCGGACTTGTCTGGTATAGCTGTTCCAGATTTTATATCAAATGTCCACAATAAGTGCGGACCGAATCCTAACGCCGTTTCCAATCTTCCAACTATAGATTGAGGCAGAGATCCTCTCCAATTATCATCATAATAAGTATATTGAATATTATCTAGGGAAAACCAATCACCATCAGGACCTACAGATATATTCATATTCATAGCCCCTGTAATGTTTAAAGTATGCCAAGCTCCTACATTAAAGGTTGTTGAAAAAGACACACTATATGTTCCACTGGGATATAAATCTCCAGTTATTGAAATAGTGTTATTAGATCCATTTATAACGTCATAGGGCTGACCCATATATAACTTTTCGAGATTAATAGGTTCTGGAAAACGTATAGATAAATCTAAAGCATTAACATTATACACAACATTTCTAGAAGATTTCATCCCACTGCTGTATCTAGGAGTTCTCCATTGTTGACCATCCCAATATGGAACGTCTTCGTTAGGAGCATCTGTTACGGCAGCGTTATACCAAGTAAAACCACTATAGCTGCTGAGATAGGTGTATCCACTACTTCCTACTACTATGTCTTCAAAAGTAATCATATACTTGCCGTCAAACGGACTTCCTGGCTTTTGCCCTATAAATTTAAAATCATCCATAACAAAATAGCAACTACTTTGTGGAGCTATTGTAATTTTATATAAATCATAGAAACCGTAATAGGTATCAAATGTAGCATATACTCTAGCAGAGCTAGCCAGTGTTATAGTTCTTGTAACAGTGGTTCCATCTGTTTTGTATCCAGTAACTAACAACTGAGCCCCATTATAGGCAGCTTTTGTATAAAAATAAACAGAAGAAAATGTAACTACTTGTCCAAAATCTATTGTAATCGTATTTCCTAAATTTGAGTTAATAACTACATTTCCTATATCATTGTGATTAATAGATCCCAAAGAGTAATCTGTGTAGGATGTATCTGTTGTGTCTACAACATTGGCATTAGTCCAAGAAAATCCGTATTCCGTGGTTAGTGCGATGTATGAATTATTAGAAACAGAGATTTCGTCAAACGTAATAGTATGACTTCGTTGTTTATAGATTGATTGTGTACATTCCCGCCTAATGCACGTACTCATATCAAATCTCCTATTAACCACCACTCATCTACAGCTAATCTTTTTAAGGCGCATCCAGAATAACGTCCATTGGTTCTATATTTGCTTCCTTTGGCTCGTATGATAACTCCAGATCCATTAGCAATGGTAACTTGCCCCATTCCATACTGACATATTTCAATAGCAGCTCCGGTTGGAAAAGCTACCGAAGATGCCGGAGGGACAGTTATAGTCATAGCGGAATCTTTTGTGCATTTTAAGCATCTTTTATTATCCGTTAGAGCTAATGTAAAACTATCAGCGTGTTCTACAACCAACGAGTCTATATCATTTTTAATTGGGTCTAATATTTCGGATATTGTTGGCACTGTCATTATTAATTACCTGTGGGAGTATTCGGCTACTACTATGGCATCGGCATGTGTAAAATAGTATCCATTAGATCCGTATATATAAGCAGAGGATGTGGCTAAAATTCCGGTATTGCCATTTACATTTATCAACGCACTACCGGCATTACTTGCATAGTCAGCGCCATCTCCTATCCTATAACCACTTCTATAGGCTAAGTTTGTCGTTCCTCTAGCATTAATATACTCTCCTTTTAAATATACATTATCTGTTCCTAGATAATGAGAAATAGCATTATTCGTATTGTTATACACTCCAGCTATACGTTGAGTAAGTCTGCCATTTGTAGCGTAGCTGTATACATTGGTACATACATTGGCTGCCGTTATTATTTCTCCTACAGCTACTGCTGATTCATACTCTGTCCAAGTAGTTCCGCCACCACATTTCATTATTCTATTTTTAGTATCAAACCACCAGGCATCTGCTGACGGATCTGCCTCTGGAGTAAATCCAGACGCTACATACCTTAAATTGCCTAAAGTAACTCTAATATTATCCATAGTACCGGCTAAGGAGTTTGTAGATTCGTCTGGGTTTATGCCAAATACCAAACCTCCTATACCTGTAGTAGCTCTATCATACACAGCATTTTTTCCAGTTACGTTCAAATCCTGAGTTCCGTCTACTGTTAGATTATATACACCTCCTGAAAATGTAAGGCATATGTGATATTCAGAGGAGGTATTGTAGTTACTTTTGCTGCCCTCTGTTCCATTTACCTCATTCCAGCTACTTCCGTTAGAGCTCACATATAGCTGCAATTTGTTGCTGGCGTTTCTGGTGAGTCTAAACCCGTAGGTAGCTTTTGTAGACATTAAATAATAAAGTGTATTATTAGTATTAAATTTAAACTTTCCCTCTATACACCAGGATTGGTTATACGGGGAAATTCCTCTGTCTAAAACAGTTATTGTGGTTATTTTAAAACCATCCCCCGTTCCGTCTCCAACATATTTTCCCCCAGAAACAGCGGGGTTTCCTATAGTAGTAACAGTATTTCCGTAGGCATCTGAAATTGTCGAGCTAAAGGTTAAGAGAGCATCTTTTGTACTATCAAAGATATCAGACCTTTGCGGTTTTTGACAAGCGTACGCTACGTTAGCTGCTTGTGTTAAGTCAGCAGTAGCCGGATTTTTTAAGATTACAGTTCTCAGTCCATTAGGAGCTATGGGAAGTTCTATTGTAGATGATACTGTAAACTGAGTTTGTAATCCTTTATATTGGGTATTTCCTACTATTGGCACACTAGCTCCATCTAAAGCTGGTCTACTATTGGATATAGTTAAAATAGTTCCTGCAAAGTTTACACACTGAGGACATAAATCGTTATAAAAGTTATTAGGGTTTATGTGGCTTCTTTGTACGAAGTTTTTATCGTCCGTTAGTGTAAAAACAGAACTTCCTATCGGTACGGCTGTAAAAGCGGTTGAGGCGTTTTTTTTCATAACAGCGCTATCATCTGCTTTAGCCGTTATTCCAGCCGGATAAAATGTATTCGATACTATAGTTCCTAAAGTTATCCAGGCATTATTAGCTCCGTTTCTTTGTTTAACAATGGGATCTGTTCCGGATGTATCTACCCAAGTCATATAGGCGTATGTAGGGGATGGGGCGGAAGAACCAGAAAAATCGCTTACTAAAGATAATAAAGCATTGTTCATCGCTGTTCTAACTTGCAATCCGCTTCCGTTAGCAATATCTATTGAATTTTGTACCATTTTATTTTACCTCTTAATCTTTAATAAGCAACGGCTACGTAGTTTATATAGCGTTGTGTAGTATTTCCCGCATAAGCGTCGAAGTCATTTGTTATTATTATATCAAATCCTGTGGTAGATTCGTTAGTAATTTTTGGATTATCGTGAAGTTCTTTATCTACGATTGTTACGCTCAAACTTGGTTTAACTTGAAATTCCTTAGCATATGTAACAGATATCCCAGAAGAAGTAACTAATACATTATCGTCTTTTTGAATTAAATCAGGCATATCTACTGTAAATTGGAAAGATTGCAATACCGGAGTTATATCTAAAGATGTAGTGGATAAAAGGAATTTAAAATTAAACTTTCTTCCAAAATACTGCGCCTGTGTTACATCTTTCCAATCTCCAAAAATACCATCATCTCCAGCTAACTGAATTTGAACTCTGGAATTAGATACGTATTCTAAAAAATTTCCGTCTATGTTTGTACTGGCGTCTACAGATGTTATAGCATCAAAATTACCATAAATAGAATCTCCCTCTAGGCTATAATTAAAAGATATATAACATAGATTGGATTCTCCTATGTCCACTATCTCAGATTCTGGAATGTAATAATAACCTACCTGAGATAAGTCCGTTAAAACAATATTTCCAGAACTTGTCTGGCAATTAGTTTTAGCTCCGCTCCAAGATGGATTCTCCGAATGCGTAACCAAAACGTTTTTAGTTATTCTAGACCCAATAATTTCTACAGATTCAGCATTTTCAGAATAAACTCCAAAAGATTGAACAAAAGGCTTAACGTGATATGTTCCATCCCCACTTGCTAAAATTTCATTATTTGTAAATCTACCTATTATAACGGACGTATCCCAAGTGGTTCCGAGCCTAACTTCATACAGTACAGTTCTTATATCCTGTATAGGAGTAAATTTTAAATAGGTATACCCATCTTTATAATAGGTTGTTAGGTCTGTAATGTCGTCAGGGGAGGATTGTAAAGCCGTTCCTAGTAGAGTATATTGATACGGATTCAGTGTTGCTAAATCTTGTAAACCTCCTCCAAATACGTTAAAGCCTTGGAATTTAAGATATAAACTTTTTCCTATATCTTCCTGTCTAAACGTATATTTATAAAAAGAATCTTTATCTATCCTTACAAAATTAGAACCAGCATTGTGAGCAATAACCGCACTATAGTAGGCTCCTCTATTTAAGTAATCTATGTCATATTCATACACGTCTGTTAGTTGAGCATCTTTGTATGCTAAATACTCACCGTCTACGTAGCACAGTGTATTGAAATTATTAACATCGTCGAATGTTCCGGACATTAGAGAGCTTCTACTCATTGTTAAATCAACGGATAAAGTATTAGTATCATCGATACCCTCTAAACTTGATGCTAATGGCGCAGCTAAAACACCCTGTCTTATAGGATTTTTTATTTTTCCTAATCGCTTATATGTAATATTATCTTCGGAAACCCATATATCGCAACCTCCCCACATATTAGATTTTCCGGAAGCTCCTAGCCATACCTGTAACACATCATCAGTAAGTTGAAATGGGGGCTCTAATATTATTGCGGGGTTTATATTGTCTACCAGCTCATTGTAATCTAATCTCGTTCTCGTGGACTCTTGGTGTGCGTATTGTGCCGGCGAAGCCGAACCTACACACATTTCTTCGGCTTCTATTTCTAGTTCATCCTCTGCGGACTCTTTTATAGAAATTATTCGCACTAATTCTCTATCTAATCCCAAATCCAAATCTGTAATAGTAACTAAATCCATTGGATCTAGTAATATATATCTTATGGGGAGTTTGAATCTATAAACATTTCTATAAGAAATTTTTCTATCTAATAAAGTTTGTGCCACTTTTTTGGCTATCGTGGCGTCACAAATAGAGTGAGCTTGAATAGCTTGATATGGCCTCTCTCCGTACAGCTCTATATTAGCTTGGTCTTTTACCTCTACAATTTCCACATTATAGTCATTAGCCCTGTTCAGAAATTCCAATTTTATGGAATTGTAAACGTCGGCTTGAATAGATCTAACACACTCTACGGGGCTATCTTGCTCTATAAAATCGTCATCTGTTAAATCGTATAATGGAGTTAAATCAGGTGTCCAAGTAACACCGTTTTCGGATAATGCGGTATCTCCATACGGTACTATTTTTAGAAGACCTTGAGACCACACAAACTCCGAATTAGCTATTTTAGCTAAATCATCAATGCGGGTATGGGCGTCTCCGTTATCCGTGTATACAGGAGATATAAAAACATTATTAGCAACACAGTAATCAGAAAAATTAGATAAATCAGCTATATAAGAAGCTGAAAAACTAGCTCCATACACTGTATTAGTTAATAAATCATATATTACGTCTTTAGGATTAGCATCTAAAATAGTGTCGCTGTACTTGAATTTTCCGAAAACTTCAAAGTTTAAATTAGGTGTCGAAGGATTTTCTCCTAAATCTAAAGTTCCGGCAACATAGGCTATGTTTCTATAATTTAAAGCCCTTTCGGGGTGGTAAGTGGTCATTTCTCCCCAAGCTGTTTGATTAGTTGTTCCTGTGAATAGGCTAAGACCTAAATCAGCTAGGTTTACACTACTTTTATCCTTCCAAACAGATCCTATAGACCCTATAACTCCGTAGCACAGAGCTATAACGAAACGTGCCGTATATGTATAACTAACATCTGTTACGGTTTGGTCTCCTCTTCCCCCGCCTTTTCCTCCTCCACCACCTCCAGAGCTCTGAACTGTATAGTGAGGAATAGGAGTAAAATCAACATAGTCGATTATATTACCCGCTAGCCGGTGCGTTCCGTATCCAACAGGTATAACAGATCCATAACAAGACTGCTGTATTTGTAAAGAATTAACTCTGTTTCCTTGATTAGAAACAGTTGGTGTGCTTGAATTCTTTTTTCTAAACAAACCGCCCATTATTTATCTTCCCATAACGAAAATACACAATACTCTCTCTTTTTTAAAAAATCTTGAGAAGCGTCATCCAAGATGCAACCTTTTCCGCTAGCTGCGTGTATTATGGTTGGATAATCCACTATAATAGCCGAGTGGCTAACGACTCTTCCCATTTTGTATAAAATAATATTCCCTTTATCGTATTTTGTAGATTTATAAGCTCTTTCTTCTATTCCATTTAGATAAAATTCCTCACTTCGGTGAAATAAAAAATCTGGAGAATATTTCACAGGAGGAAAATATTCAATCAAGCCTAAATCAGAATAAACTTTAGTTAAAAGTCTTTCACAATCTACTCCCACCCCTTTCAATTCACCGCTTACATGATAAGGAGTTCTTAACCAAGATAAAGCTTCAACTACGATTTTATCTCGTAGCTCTTTTTCATTCTCAATCATGTATTCTGAACTTAGCAACTTTATTCTCCGTTAATAGGCTGTATCGGTATTAGGAACAAAAGGAAAAGCTCCTATATTACTTTTATTATTGTATTTATTAGCGCAATCTTCTAAAGTTTTTGAACATCCCTTATATACGGTGAACGTATCTAAATAACTAGGATTGTTCGGAAGGGGGTGAACTAAAACTATTGTTCCTGGGGTGTATGATTTCACAGTTCTTTTTAAATCATTATTGGCGCCGGATGTAAATACGATAATACCGGCATCAAAATAACCAGCACTTTCCGCTAAATTACAATTTATCGTGTTTTTAGTAGAGTTGGCTAGTATACTTCCTGAAATGCCCGATTTTGGAGCTTTGCATGTATTAGAATCATAAAGGTTCCAAATACAACCAGATTGGTAAATATTTTTAGGTATGGATGTATTTAAAATCTCTGTAACAGATTTAATTTCTAATTTTATTTCTGTTCTACTTAAATTATCTACATCTATTTTTCCAAAAAACAGTTTTTCCAAAACTAAGGGGGCGGCTGTCCAACTCGTAAAAAAAGCTTTATCTATTTGAAGAAAAGATCCATCAAATACCCCATTTTTAAAAGCCTGTAAAAAGGGAACAATTCCAACTAAGTTAGAATTATCTGTTTTTATAGACACGCTTAAACTATCTACCGATAAACCTTTTTCAGCTTTTATATCCTGTCTATCTATTTTTAGGCTTCTAGAATATGAATTACCGTTATAAACTACATCTCTATCTGCGCTAGTATATCTCAAAGAAGTGCCGGCTGTTAGAGTAAATGTATACAAATCACAAGTTGTAAATTCTCTATTAGAATTCAGCAAGTTTATTAAATCTGTACTGGCGTTTTTCAATTTAAAAATCCTCTAAATTTTAACTGTAATTAAAGAAACGCTTCCGCATTCGTATAAATTTGTTAAAAATTGAGATGCCTCTAATTCACTCATATCAAATCTAACTCTAAAATAATACTGACCGGACCATGTTATGCTTCCCGAAGCCGGTGCTGAATCAAACGTTATAAGACCGTAGTCATTTACAGTATAGTTAGTATTTGCCACTCCGTCAATCTTTATATTAGTTATTGTCTTAACGCCAAAGATAGGTTCTATCCAAGTATTTACCGAGCGAACCAGTTGGAAATCTCTAGTTGAGCCATCACTTATTCCTATAATCTGGTTAGTTACGGTGTTATCTACTGGATCTAAATAAAGAAAATCCGAATAATTTCCGCCAACTTTATTAAAAAACTCTATAAGAGTTTCTAAATCTCCGGAGTTGGTTCCCGTATAATTAAAATTTATATTGGTTAGAAAATTGTATTTTAATTCTATTTTATACTTAGGGTAGCTCCATAATTTAATTCTAACTTCTTTTCCAGATGTGGTAGGTTGCACCACATTTTTCCACAAAGCCGTTTTTACGACCTCTATGGATTGTCCTTGAAGTGTAGGGTATAAAAACTGAGACATACTTTTCCTTTACTAAGCCATTTTAAATTTTCGTTGTTCTTTGTTTAATCTGCGAACTATTTTTTCCATATTATCATCGAACTTATCCATAAAGCTCTTATCAGGATTATTTATTTGTATATGATTTACTACAGAAGACGTCTTTTCACCTTTTTTCCCTTTCAAAGATGACCTAAAGTCGTCAGCAAAAGGTTTAGGTAATATTGTTTCATCCTTGTGAACCTGCGCTACCATATCTTGAGGTATTCTCATTGCACCTTTATCAAAGCCGGGTACTCTTGCACCCATTGATATAGCTGCCCCCGTTGCTACCGCTGCTGCCGGGGCTATAGCCCACCCAATAACAGGTACTACCGCCGCAGATGCAGCAGCAGCTGCTACAGCTAAAGCCTTGAACGCTATAGCTGCTGCCATAACACCAGCTGCCAGTAATGCGGCTCCTACAGCTATGACAGCAAATTCTACAGCCATCAATATAGCAAAAGGAGCGAATACTAAGGAAAGGGGTACAAGAGCCGTCATAGCTCCAGCTAATAACCACAATCCTAAAGCCGCAACCATAGAGGAAACTCCCATTACCAAAGTAGATAAAGCTATTATAGGCATAGTGACTGCCAAAATCAAACTACTCAGAGCTAACTGACCCATCGATTTTGTTAGTTCTCCTATACCTTTGGATGTAACCTGAGCTGTAGTATTCAGCACGGCTTCACTGGCTGATACTGTAGCATTACTTACGGCTACCATATTATTACTAGCTGATATAGCGGCATTTCCTACAACCTTTTTCCCAGTAAATAGGTCAGTTATAGCCCCCATAGTAATGTGTCCGGTTATCCAATCTTTAACCATATTAGCTATAAGATTGGCAAAGGATCTCTGTAGGTTGCTAAATAGATTAGCTACAGTATCGGTCCAGTATTCTGTACCCATTATAAAGTTTCCAATAGACTGAGAAAAACTATCATTTATGGAATCGAAAAAGTCTTTATAGTTTTTCTGACGTTCTAATAAAATCTGTCGTTCTATTTGTTTAGCTTTTTCAGATTCTTGTTGAGTTATGTTTGTTTTATCAGCTTCTAGGTTTTTATATTCTATGTTATTTTTATAGTTTGGATCTACTTGTTCGAGATATTTCATTTTTCGAGTTGACGATAACTCTGCCAGCTCTTGGCGTTTCTTTTGAAGCTCCAATTCACGTCTTAGAAATTCTTTTTGATTTATTTCGCCCCTAGCTAGAGCAAAGTTATTTATATTCTCTATGGTATCTATTTCATGAGATAGCTTGAAACTATCTATTTTCAATTGAAGTTCAAATTCTTCCCCAGCTACTTTTTTACTACTTTCTTTTTTCATTCTCTCGACTTTAGCTAAATAGGATTGTTGCAAAGCAGTCATCTCATCTAGCATATTGAGATGTATAGTTTTTTCCGTATTAGCAATAGCTATAGCCTTATTTTTCTCTATAGTTGAAACAGCGGCAGTTTGATTTTTTAAATTAGATTCTTTGATTTGTCTTATTTTAAAAGCAGCTTCCGTATTTATTTTAGTTATTTCGGCTACTTTTTCTTCCTCTGCGTTTTTTTGAATTTCTTCCTCTTTTTTAATTTTATCCATTATTAAAGATAAAAGTTGCTTATAATAATCGCTGTATTCTGAAATACCCTCAGCTATTAATTCTTTTCTTATAGCATCTTCTTGAACAGCCGCCTGCTCTGCTATAGATAAAGAATCCATAGTAGCTTGATGTTTTTTACGCAAATTTTCTTTTATGTTTTCTACAGTTTTATCGAATGATAATGAAGAAGCATTTCGTTTACCCCTACCGCCGCCAGCCTCTCCGGTAGAGTCTTCTATTTCAGATAAATTAAGTCCTTTAATGTCAGGACCATTATAACCACCTTTTGTAAAAACAGTTCCTTTTTTAAATTCAGAAGTTAAATCTTTAAAAGATTTCTTTATTTTATTCATTCCGTCTGTATAAGTGGTTACAAGAGAATTTGCATCTTTTTTCAAATCGGAAAATGCAGCATTTCTAGACCAATCATCTCCAGATAATGTTGCTGAGATTAGTTTACCTAAGTCGTTAAATAAATCCCCTAATTTCATAATTAAACTTTTAAAATTTCCAAAATTTGTTTTCCAAGCCTCATAAGCTAAGGCTATAGCTGTAACTATTCCTCCTATAGCTAATGGAACAGCCCCTATAGCACTTATGAGAATAACTATTCCGGCTACAACGAACGGAATAGTAATAGCTCTAAAATCCCACATAACTTTAATTAAAAGTTGGAAAGACTTTATAGTATATTTAGTTAAAAATATAGTAAAATCTTTTATAGCTGTTAGAGCTATAAGAGAAGCTTGAACCAGTTTTGGATGCTGTTCTATAAAGGCTATCAACCAGTCTACTCCATCTTTCACACCGTTTACAAAAGTTAGTAAGCTTTTTGAAACTGTTTTTATGGCGGGGTCGAATAAATTCAATAAAGCTGTTCCGGCTAACTTAGAGTTTTCGCCTACTTGGTTTAAAATACCGGCTGTAGTATTTCCCTGCTCTTCGGTCATTTTATAAAACTTTCCGCCCTTAGCTGTGAGTAGGTCAATGGCTTTAGCCATATCAGAAAAACCTATTTGATTTTTTCTACTCATCTCCGTAAGTTCAGCGGTTGTCTTACCCGTAACTTGAGCCAAAGCTTCCATTATAGGAATCTGCCTTGTTATAAACTGATTAAGTTGCATCATATTGGCTCTACCACGTATAGCAACTTTGCCAAAAGCCTTAGATAAGCCTTCTAACTTTTCGCCATCGCCTCCAGCCAAATCCCCCAACTTCTTCATAACAGGTAAAATGTTATTAGAAGATATACCCGAAGCTAATAATATTCCGGCAGACTTTGTAACGTTATCTACTTCATAAACAGTATTTCTCGCATACTCCACCAAAGATCCAAACAAAGCTTTAGCTGCTTCAGAATTTCCTAGTAAAACCTTGTATTGTATATTAGTTAATTCTAAATTTTTGTATAGTTCAAACGAAGCGCTAACCGAATTCTCAAACATATTTATAGCTCTATACGCCGCAACGTATCTCAGCGTTGTAAGCATAGTAGACCCCATTTTTTCAAAAAACCCTATGTTTTTTTCCAACTGCACTTTTTGGTCTTTAAATTGAGAGGTTAGTTGAGAAACCGACATTCCAGCTAATCTACTGGCTTCATCTAATAATTTAGATTTAGCTGCCTGAGCTTGTAAAGATCTAGATACCTCATCTAGTGTCATCTTCTCAGCCAAGCCAGCTTTTTTAATAGTTTCAGCCGCCTTTGTGTAGTCTACAGCTATTTGTTTCGTAGACTGTCTTATAGCCGCATTGTATGAACTAACTTTCATTAAAGAATCAGAGCTAAGAGCGTTAGCTAACATTCCTCCTATATCAGGAACAGCCGCCGGTGTTGTAGGGGCTGTTCTAGCAAGCATTTGTTGATATTTGGAACTTCCCAAACCGCCTTGACTACTGTATTTAGATGTTAATTGTAAATTCTTCTCTAACAGCTTATTCTGAGCTTCTATAGTTTTGTTTGTATCTCTAATAGATTTATTTGCTTGGCTATAAGAAACCGCCGAACCTTTAACCGCTTCTTTAACTAAATTATGGTCTTTCACGATACCCGTGAGAGTTTTTTCCATATCCATAGAAGCTTTTGTGAAGTTCTTAGGAAGCTGTGAAGCTACTTCGGATATTTTTTTAAGGTTTTTTTCCGCATTTTCTCCAGCCTTTCCGGTAGAGTTTGTTATTCTAACAGACATCTTATCGAAAGAACCTGACATTATATTAGTGGCTTTGGTCACTGCCGCAGTCATTTTGTCCAAAGCAGCAGTTAAGGCGTCGAGATGAATCTCAACGCCTATACCGTAATTTCCAAGATTTCCTAAGTTGTCTGTCATAATTAGTAATCTGCGGGTCTATCTATTATGTCTAACATTTTTGTAAAGTTTTCGTCTGGTATTTTTTCTGCATTTAAGCTATCCACCAAGACACTGGATGTTTCTTTAAATTGTTTACGCTTTCTTGGTCCGACACTTTCTGAGTTTTTCTTATCACTGAAGACTAATCTTACCATTAATCCAGCAGGTGGGCAATCTTGTCTGTACTGTAACAAGGATCTCAGAGAAGGGGTATTTATATATTTATCTACATACTCCCTTGTGTATCCAAACTCGGCTGCTAACATGTGATAAAAATACTCTATGTCAAAGCTATCTTCATCATCATCAGCCGTTACACGTTTTTTACAGAATCTAAATTCTCCTTAGTATCAATCAGATAGCTTACCATATCATACAACTGCTTACTATAAATTAAATCTGTAGATTCTGCTTGAGTTATGTTAGGATAATTCATTTTAAGGGCATCGAAAATTAAAAGTAAAAACTTTTCTGAAAGTTCCCCTATCTTCTCCACATCTTCAACTTTTCTGGCTTCGTTAAATTCTTTTTGAAGACCATAAAAATTTAACTTTTTTAATCTAGTTACCGGAAGAGGTGGAAGGATAAAGCTTTTCTTTCCTATCTTAATAGGAGTTCCTTCAAAATTGATTTCTTCTAAATTTGCCTGTTCTTGTTCTGTCATTTTTGTGTCCTCTATTTACTACTACTGTGTCCTCTATATTAAAAATTATGGGCAGGTGTAGAGGACACACACTCTTCGGACGAATCCTAGCCCATAATTTAATTTATTTATTATTACGCTGATTCGTAAATATAACCTATATTGCCGGCGCCGTCAGCAAAAACGTCAAAGTCGAAGTCAGGAATAGCAAACTCACCTCTTTTTAAGTTAAGGGAAAGCTTTCCGCTAACGACGTTCGGGAATTTGATAATTGTCTGCTTACTTTCGATGATTGTTTTTGTCCACAGTTGGAACGGATAGCTAGTACCGATAACAGGGTTAGGGATGGTAAGTGTGCTACCTGTAGCTAGACTATACTCATAGTCTATAATTACTGATTTTCCTACATCTGCGGCTGCGAACGTATAAACAGCGCCAGATACAGCATATTGTCCAGTAGTCGGAACTCCTGTTACTCTAGTCATAGGTCTGTTATACAGTTCACTAGCACCAACCAAAATGACGCCACCATCTTGAACGAATGTTCCAGAACTAGGAGGTGTAATGGTTAGTTGATAAGGAGTAGTCGGAATCGTTAGAGCCGTACCGCCACCTATTAATTTAGTTCCTGTTGTTTTTGTAGCGCCAAGTAATGCCGAGAATGTTTCTGAGTTAAATCTAGCCATACTGCACTTACCGGATACAGAACCGCCAGCTTGAACGGTTAAAAGGGCGAACCTATTTTGTCCAAGAAGTTCTTTTTTCTCTACGTTAAAATCAACGCTAACCTCTTGTAAAACGCCTAACTCTACAGGCTGGGTAGAGTTTGCTGGAAGGATTATGGCTTTTGCCACTGAAAATAGCTCGGACACGAATGTCACCTATACCTTTCTGTACTATACGTACAATCTACTAATATTTCTTATCTATTAACTGCTTGAACCTCGTACCATGAGGATATATGAAAAGTTCTTGTTTTTTCTTCGTATAAGTTATCTTCATAATTTCTCTCAATAAACTGAGCTACTTTAGTTATTGGTTGAAGATTTACCAACTCTCTCACTCTACCATAAATATTCTGAGCACTTTCTATACTATCCTTAGCCCAAACATGTAAATGAAATCTGGCTGATACTGAAAACTCGTTTCTGCGCAAGTTTCCTAAAGAAATGTTAAAAGTAACACACGGATATTCTGGGTTCTCTATATTATTAATATACCCTATTCTAACTCTACTTTGTACTGTATTAGTGTCTACATTTAATAGACTTTGCAAAATAGAATCTGCTATTAAAATTTTTCTAACTTCTTCTTCAATATCTTGGTAAATCATTTTCTGACTCTCAGTGCATTTCTTAATTCTTCTTCTAATCTTTTTAAAACATTATCTCTTATTCTATTCCAGCAATATACAAAAACAGGTCTAGGAACCATCTTTGTAGTACCATGAACTAAGAATTTTATATAAGGAGCTTTTCCTTCATTAACCACAGCCCCAAAGACTGCTTTAGTTCTAGAAATATTAACAACCTTTTCAACACTGTCAGCTAAATTTCCGGATTGTCTGTGGATAGCTGGATCTACGTGAGGAAGGGGCGATTTAGATAGCTTTCCAGATCTCATAGTATTGCCGGTAGCTAAATCTGAATATTCCCCGACTCCGTAAGGATGCCCCATCTGCTTTAATTTCTCTAAGGTATGTTCATCCACTAACGCTAAATCTTTCATCAACTCTTCGTAGATAATAGAAGATATGACACTACCTATTGCTTGAAATTTGGCAACATTTACAATCGAGGCTGTTTTAGACGTAATAGTTTCTGAGTTTTTTAAAAGAGTCATTCTTCAATACCGTACTTAGCAAACATTTTAACGTGTTTTATTAAATTTCCTTTATATGGAATTTCCACAACTATAAAAAAATCTCCAACGGAAACTAATGAATTTCTAGGAATTTTTGTAACAGTGATTTTATCTTTCTTTCTAAAATCGTAATAAGAGTTACAAGTAACCACAAACAGAGGAGCGGCAACCTGACCCTCCTCTGTATAGTATATTTGATGGGTATCTTCTGAAAGTTCTTTCTTTATTATTTGAACATTCAGATTCTCTTTTATTATTCCATAAGAAGAATTTGATTCTCCTAACTTAGAGTAGCTAGAAGAAGTTTTTCTTTCTATTTGTATAACAGCATTAGGAAAAAAAGACATTATCGTATTCTTCTGTAATTCATTAGTAACTTACGAGCGGATGGGGGTATGTTATCTGAAATAGCATCCTGACTAAATTGTAATTCTTGGTTTTCGTCCTTAATTTTGATAACATCATCTAAATTTGTATGCTCTCTTTTTAAATAATCGTTTATTAAATTGGCTCCTATTAGAATGGCGGCTTGTTTTATTTGTTCCGGGGTAGTTTCATATCCGTGATAATAGCTTATTCTAAGCCTTCCGTGATAGCCGTTATCTACTAATAAACCCCCGATTCTTTTATCTATCACGTAGCTAGATTGAGGAACTTGAACGAACGTTGTTAAGGTTTCGTAAACTTTCAAATCCTCTACGGATATTATAGGAAGATAAGATGGAAATAACTTATTATATCCAGTTATCGCAAACCTAACATTAATAAACTCAGTCGTTAGAGTCTTCTGTATCGGCTGATTACAAAAGTTCTCAACTATACTTGTTATGCCCGTACACATGGCAGTAAGAATGTCATTAGGAGGATAAGATGTGTATCCTAAATTTTTTAAATCTGCGGGTGTTATAAAATCAGTCATAAAGTTTAAATCCTTGTGTTAAAAGAACTTCACCGTGTTCTTGGGAAACAACTACCTTCCCTTTTATTATATCATAAGAACTTCCCGATATAAATAATGTACCGTCTTGTAGATAACTCGGAGACTTAAGACTTACTATTAAAGTATCGGTGGGAGTTTCTGGCACACTTTCAATTATAGAAGGTTCTTCCGCCGTATCTACAGCTACTTCTAAGATTTCGGTTTTAACTGTCTCTGGAGTATTCGATATTACTTTTATTTTCTTATTTATTAGAGCCGTTAAATCCACAACATCTAAATCTACATTATTTGTAGGATCCACTTTATAAATTTTCCCATACTCTTTTAAGTTATTCAATTGTATTTTAATTTCCATTATCTGGTCCATAGTTTTAGGACGAATTTCTATATCCTCATAAAAATGTTCCCAAGTATCATTTTCTTGATTAGAGTTATCCATTCCAAATATAACTACTGAAAAACCCTTCTTAATTAAATAGTGAGTAGCTTTTAGTGCGGTAGTATATAGACCATATAAATACTCATCATCCTCCATTGTAATAGTCGGCGAATTTTTAAATAGTAAAGCCGGCTTTATGTTAGCCTGTCCTAGCCTTTCTAAATCTTCAGCTCCTAGATTAGCATTAGTTATGATTTTTTGACCTTCGTGGCGCCCTATAACTTCTTGAGAAAATCCTACATCAGCGAACATCCAGTAATTTACAGGAAGTGTGTATTTACGTTTACCTGATAATTTAGGATTAAACGCATGCACAAACTGATATGGAAACTGATTTACTCCCATAGTTAAAAAATCTTTATCTAATTGTTCGTTGTATATTTCAACTAAGCTCGGAATAAAGTCTTTATACTTTTTAATACTAGGCCCTCCTAAGAATAAAAGGGCTATTTTCTCTTTTTTCTTACCCATTTGCTGTCCTCTTCGTTTTATTACAAAATTGTTACATGTATAATCAGTTTAAAGGGGTTTAAAAATCAGTTTATATGTATTACTACCTAAACTATTTTTAACCCCTGTTATTTTTGATTATGCGGGGAAACCCTTTAATAATACGGTATACAACACCTTATTATTAAAGGGTAATGCTTTCGCATTACCCCTTATGTATTACGCTGAAAGTCCAGGTTTGACGTTTTTCAAAACAGCGCAGTATTGAGGAGTTCTCATACCGAGTGCTTCGTTAGCGAAAATTTCAAACGCTTTTCTTCTTTTTGATGTAGGAACTGCTCTCTGGAAGTAATCCTGACATACGTGCATTTCCATCAACGTACCTTCCAGTTCAGGCATCGGAACCTGTTCTGTCATTATCATACAAGTACCTTTTGGCAAGTATGGGTGAGTTTCTATATCGATAGGAGCGCCGATTGAAGGGTGTAAGTATTTACCAGCTACTCTACCGACGGTCATTTTATCAAGTTCCGGTGTATCTACTAAGTTGTAAACAGCACCTTTTTTGATGTTAGCTTTGGTAATGACGTTTCTTAAGTCGCCGGAAACATAAATGTTTGTAGCAGCGATTCTATAAGCGTCGAAGATACCAGCCAAGGCGTCGTTAATTTCTACTACGCCAGTTTCGTCTGCCGTGAAGTAGTTATAAGCCAAGTCCTGACCGAAAGTGTTACCCGCAGCTAATATCTGAGGAAGTAAACCATCAAAGCTGATACTATCGTTAGATCCTTCAACTGATGGAATAGCATTACCAGATGTGTAGTAGTTAGTTAATGTAGCTACGCTGTACGTGGAAATCATTTGAAGTGTATAGGCATCCGCCCCTGTTTGCATAAATACAGCATAGGCAAAGGCGTTGGCTGTAGGAGTGATTGTTACTGTAACTGTCTTATTTACTGTAGTAGTTGTTACAGCGGTTGCTCCTGACGGAACACCTGCTCCCCACCATCTACCACTGATTGCAGCCCCATCAGCATCTAAATAAGGAATCAAAGCAAGGGAGCCTTGGTTTTTATTAAGAATCAAACTCTGTAAGCATTCTGCAGTAAGTGGGCAAACTTTTACGTTGTATGTACCGGCTGATATTGAACCACCTGAGGAAGCTGCGCATGAAGGAGCTGCAGGAGTTGCAAGGGCTGTAATGTTTCCGCCGATGATTTTGTATTCTTCTTTCTGTCTAAGTTTTCTCAAAGCTCTGATTATTGAAGTAGCTTCAGGATCCATGAAGTCTTTACCCTGAGCCTGAGCTTCATATGTTACATAGTCATAGACACCGATGGATTTGTAAGGAACGGCTTTTTTGTTTCTTACAGTGGTGTTTTCGCTAGCCAAGCTTCCTTCGTAGGTTGAAGACATACCGTTTGTAACGGAATCAATCTGCCACCATTCGGCTTGAGCAGCTGTTGCGGGAATTCTGGGAATCTTCTTAAGGAAGATATTGTACTGTTCCCACATAGGTTCTAAACATGTTACCAATGGGCTAAGGTTATAACCAACAATGTTGTTAGCTATCGCAATAGACTTCGCTACTTCCTCTCCCTTAAGCTGAATATCATTAATAAGTTCAGCCTGTTTTTGTGCAAGTTCATTTACATCTTGATTGTACGGCATTTTTTTATCCTTTCTTTTTTACCTAATTTCTACCAACTGTAGGATTCTGTTTTATGGCACCCCATACCTGATTTAGCTTTTGCATTGGGTCTATGGAAGTGTCTGCTTTTTCTACCTGATTGTCTCCACCCAATGCCTTCTCTACAACAGCATACGATGCTGGAACATTGGAATCATTAGGAGAATTTTCAAGCTTCTCTACCTTTTCTAATAGTTGCGTATTTTGAGCGCTAAGATCTGTAACAGTCTTTTTTAGTGCCTCAATTTCGACAGCTAACTTATCAGAATTTTCTGTTTTCTCTACCACTTCTGTTTTTACCATATCTTCATTATACACTTTAGAACATTTTTCGCAAGTACATCTAACTCCCATTTCAGTTAAATTGTGAAAAACTTTTACTAAATTGTCTTTAGAGTCATTTACACTCTTTTGAATATCTACTTCTTCGACCTTTTGAAGATCTTCTTTTACATCTTCTGATTTTTCCACAACTTCTTCAGTTTTGACATCTTCAACTTTTTCTATAATAGTCTCTGCCACAGCTTCAGTTTTTTCTATAGATTGTTCGGAAACTTCTACAGTTTCTTGAGCAGCTCCTTCTTCAGCTTTTTCCACCACTTCGGCAGTTTTTTCAGTAATTTCTTCAGTTTTTTGCATGTTATTATCCTCTTCTGTTTTTCCAACTGTAGGCTCTTCGGCATGGTTTTCGGGAGTTAGTTCATCCACGGTAGGCACATACTCTACCCTAACTTGTACTAATTCTCCAGCAATTGTTACGACTCCATCGTCTGAAATTGTATATCCAACAGAATATAAATCATCGTCTCTATCCCCATCTAAGTTACCTTCGATGATTACTTTATCTGCATACACGTCTCTAATCCAAAACCATAAATTATTTTCTTGATTAGCTAACGCATACGGAACTTTAATTTTTTCGTTCAAAGCTCCATAAATTCTTTCTCTTTTTTCACCATCTGTTCCTTGAAATACTTTTTGTATTTCAGAAGGAAGCAAATTTTTAATAACTTCTTTCTTACTCATTTCATTTGTCCTTTCTATATTCTTAAATACTCTAGATTCGGTTGTTCCATCTGTCTTTACAAGTATAAAACCAGAAGATGGGTTACATGGAGTATCTACTAAAGATACTTCCGAGGGTTTAACAATATACCTAAAAGCTTTAATTGCAGGGTCAAACCATTTTTTAATTAGTTTTCCACCGATACTTGCCCCTGTTAAAACTCCTTCTTCTACTAAATCCCAAACTTCATTATCTAATACTTTTATAAGCATTCTTATTGCTTTAGATTCATCTAAAAATTCAATGGGTGCTACTACTTTTCCAATTGGTTTTTTAAAATCGTGCTGAAGCCTTACATTTCCATAACTCTTACCTTCGGTAGCTTTAGCAAAATAATTAGTCCAATCTTCAAAATATGGCTTACTTCCAGTATAGTCCATTACCTCATTGGATTTATCCACTGTCTCGTCGGTAGCGGTAAGGTATATAAGGCGCTCGACAGCATCTGCTTTTTGTATTTTTAGAAACATAATTATTTAACTCCAGTTTATTTTAAGAATCCCTTAATATTAGCTATAATAGTTTCACCAGATGCTGGTGACATAGCGTTAGTGGCTAAAACTATTGCATATAATTTAGTTGAGCTTGCGTTTAGTTGTCCTAATTTAGACATATTGCTTTGTTGCGATACGTAAGAAGAACCGCACAAATATGTAGAGTTGACAGCTTCCGAAGAACTCGCTAATTTAGCAATTACTTCCGCTTGCGTTAATGCTAAGGCTGAGTTATCTGTAAATGCTGTAGGATACGGAGGCTGTGAGAATAACATAACCGTGGCATTTAACTTAGTTGTAGCTGCGCCGTTTGAGCAGGATAAGAAGCACTCAGTCAGTTTAAAGGATTGCCCATTAACAGCGGCTACTCCATCAGGAACCAAATTAGTTGCTAAATCGAAAGTAAAGAATCTAGAACTTATAGTCATAGTATTTGTAGCGTTTCCGGTACAGTTTGCGTTTATGGTTATGGAGGTAGTGCCTACTGCTATGATGTATGAGTTAGACGGAACGTTTGTTCCGGATATGGTCTGTCCAACAAAACATTTTGCTATATCCGCACCACTTATGCCAGTCAAGTCAGCGCTTCCATTAGCCGTAGTAGCTGATATAGAAGCTGTATCTCCACAAACAACATCTCCAGCGGCGTATGCGGTGGTATTAGAGGGTCTTGCTATTGTTTGTGACTTTGCCCAAAAAGGTTTATTATATATGGCTGTGTTATTCGCTGGAATTATATGGCACACATCCCCAGCCGCAACTTGGTAATTACCGGATATTGCAGTTATTGTAAAAGTATCGGATGTGTGGGATACTACCGTAGAATAATAATTTAACCCCGTTGCTAGGGAAGCTATCCTAATCAAGTGCCCAACAAACATATTAACACTAAGATTTAAACTTGTATCGACTGCTGTAGTATTACTTCCGCTAGTAGCTGTAAAATTTACAACAGAAGCGGCTGCTCTAGATAATTCATAACTCTGAGCGCCCTCTGTATAGTTATTGGGATCTTTCCCTGTTACAACTTTAAAAGTCTTTTTTACCATATATTATCTCCATCTTTATTATTATATTAACTTATAAAATCCTTTAATACAACCTATCTATAATAGAGGAGTAAAGTTACGAACACAGTTTGGATGTTGAACAGGATTTTGTCTAGCCCACTCTAAGGTTTGAATAGTTCCATTCAACTCTGAGCAAGTTACACAGCCATCTCCATCATAAACATATACCTTATCAATCATTTTGGATTTTTCCCAAATAATTGTAGCCCCGTCGTTGTATTGTTTTAATCCCTCATTTTCAGCTATTATTCTACTTCTATTAGCTGAAAACGGGTAGGCATTTTCCAAATCCGATTTAAACGATTCCCACCCTAATCCTTTTTCTAAGGAACTGGCAAAAAGTGCTGTAAGCATTCCTTGTGTGCTTTTCTCTAATTGATTAACCAGAGAATCCACATATTCTGAAATATTCTTAACCTCTGCGTCTATATCCACAGACTCTTTTCCAGATTGCTTAAGTAATTTATTTAATTCAATGAATCCGTCTTTTTGCCCTTTATTAAAAGAGTTAGTTAGGTATTCCTTTAAATCAGCTTTGAGTTTTTCTTTATCTGAGAGTGGAAAACTTAACACAGCTTCTAAATTTGCTGATTTATACGGCGTTTCAATATAGCTAATAAACTTACTTTTTAGATTTTCAAAGTAGCTCACTAAAGCTATTAGAAAAACCTCTAATTCCTCTTTATCTTCCTCAGCTTTGAATATTTCTATGATATTTCCTATATTTTGAATATCTGAAGATTCTACCTTTACTATAAAATCCTCAGAGAGGCTTTCATTAGAATATCCTTTTAAAGATCTACCCTCTTTAAACCTTTTTATCAAAAAGTTTTTATAGTGTGATAGAGCTTTTTGCACCTCTTTTTTCTTTGCGGTCTCTTTGTTATCTTTTTTATTATCCGTTAATACGGGTCTGTTAGATGCATCCATTTCAACATCTTTAGCTTCTAACTTAGCCCCTTTAACGTTATTCGGAGCATTTGAATCTACACCGTCTTCTTTATTTCCGATAGTTATTACTTTCTCTATATTGTTTAGGGGAATAACAGCGTTGCCTACCTGAACGGTATAAACATCTCCGCCTTCGATAGGTTCTTTACCCTCTTCTCTTCTAATTTCATTTCTGTTATAAATACCATTCTTTAAATACGTATCGTTTTTATTTACTTTAGCGTCTTGGTCTTCTAATTTTTCATCTATTATTTTAAAAGCTAAAGCTTCAAAACCAAAATCTACTTGAATAATATCTGTTAAAATATCTTCAATATGTTTGATGTAGGGTTTCAGTCCTACGTCTGTTTGTTTTCTATCATCTACTTCGGCTGTAGCTCTATTTATCTGTTTACTAAATGTTTGGAAATCAATTCCCATTGTAGTACAGACAATACGTCCAAACCACTCTTCTTGTAGAGTATCCCATTTGTATTCCTTGGTTCTGTGTAATTGACCATCTGGAACAAACGTTAAAGATTGCCTTTTAGTGTGGTCAGCCATTCTATAATCCCAATTTTCTTGGAAAAGGACTATATCCTCGGCTGTCCACTGAGATTGGTCATTAGGTCTTACCGCATACAAGCCACCATCTGGAAATGCGCCTTCTTTGTAATAAGCATAATCAAAATTTTGTTTACGCAAATATTTCATAGTGGCTTGAAGGATTCGTTCTACGGGACTTATTCCATAATTCCCTTTTAAATCCTCGCTCATAGGGGCGTAAATTAATTCTTTAGAATCCCAACTTCCTCTAACAGTTCCATAAATTATCTGCTGATAAGATGGGTATGGAGGAATAGGTTTATTACCGTTAGAATCTACTACAATTTTAATTGTGGATCCATCTACTATATTTAAACCGTATAGCCCACCTCTTTTATTCTTCCTCTTATAGAGAGTAAAGGCATCATATCTGGTAATATTTTTTAAAGCCTTTCTAATCCACTGACTATACGTTCTTTCTCTGTCAGGGTGCTTAAAAAACTCTTTTAATACCTTTTGTTCGGCTTCGTATTTTCCCTTATCCTCCGGATCTGCGGGAAGTATGTCCCAACGCCTTCCTGAAATTTGATTCAATAATAAATTTTCAGCAATTTGTATTAAATCAGTGCTTTTAGCTACAAAGTCTAATATAGCGAATGGTGTTAATCCATCTATCTCCTGTCTTGGAGCTAGAATATAGTTTTGCGCAGATCTTATTTGATGAGCTCTTGGTTGTTGTCTATCAGGCTCATTATTAGGAAAGGGAGTTCCTGCCGGAAAAACCCCTCCAAAGTCTGGTTTAATTCTATAAGTAGACGTTATAGCCGTTGATAATTGTTTTGCTTTATTCATTGGATTCTATACAACTCTTTCTTTACTGCTAAACTGTCTTCAAAGGATTTTTTTATTGGTCCTAAATTTTCCGAGAAAAATTCATAATTTTCTAAATCTTTAAAGGTTTTAGGTTTGCCGTTAAAGTAAAAACAATACTTAAACAGATTTAAATCTTTGTTATTTATCGCATTGGTAGTATCTAAATATAATTTTCCTTCTTTTATAATATAGTTATAGGGTTTGTTTTGACCTTCTACTTCTAATACTATAGGAAATAATAAATACTTAAAAGGGCATTTATTAAGCATTGTTTTTATTTCCGTCATTATTTTTAGAACAAGAAGATCTTCGTGGGTGTGTCCTCTAAAAAACATAAGTCGTCCTCTTAACTTACTAATTTTAATCCGCTTTCTTCTAGCCGTTGCCGACGTTCTTCTGCCATTTTTTGATAGTAAAGTGCAATTGGATCCTTCTTGAAATGATACTTTCTCATTTGATAAGCTATAGCCGTAGCAGCTACCCTATCCAAACCGTTTATAGAAACATTTCCTTTTTCATCCTTCAACACCTTGCTACATTCTTTATAAAAATCCGTATCGTAGATTGTTATAATTCCCTCTCTCAGCGCCGAATCTAGTTCATCTAACATTAAATACTTAGAGGCTTCTGTAGTTGTCCATCCTAATTTTTTACCTCTATCTTTTTTGTCGTGAATCCTATTTATTTGATGCTGAATATACAGGTTCTTATAACTATTATAAATGTAAATAGTGTTAATTACAGCATGTCCGTGGTTATTATTTTCAACTCCAATAAAAGCATTATTATATTCTTTCGCAATTTGAACTAATAAATGCCCAAATCTATCGGTGCTATAATGTCCGTGAATAAAGGCTACTTCTTCGGTTGTCGAAGCCTTTATAATCTTAGCATGAGAGTAATCCTCACACTCCAAGCCCTCTGCGACGTCCGCCCCTATGTAATATTTTTCTTCCGGAATCGGTTTTTCAAATAGTACAATTTCACCATTGGCTCTAATTTCTGCGGGCTGAATATTTTTGTATTCGATTAGTTTCTGCTGTAAAACCTGAACATCGAAGTAAGGACGTCCTGAATGTAAAAACGCCTCCTCTTCTGTACAAGGATACTCTTGTTCAAGTTTATCTTTAAGGGCTTTTCTCTTGTTGTTATACCAATAAAGTTGATTCCAATCTAATCCCTCTTTAGTTCGCAATAAATTTAGTTTTTTATGGAATGGGGTAAACTCACCCTCAACAGCTTCTTTGAATTCTGCCTCTTTTTCTTCGGATTCAAATTTAGCTCTATATTCAGCGCTCAACCACCAAACTAAAAAGATGTTTTCATAGTCACTATTCTCATCAAACCAGTTTCCGTGAAAATCGTTGTGTCCATTTGCAGTCGATTCTTCAAATATAATAGCATCTTCAGTAAGAGCAGGGTTTAACGCAGCCATTATGCCTAAATAGTTATCCCAGAATCCGGTTTCGGATCCGTGGAAGAAGTTTAAGGTTCTTGACCTACCAGCTTCTCCTGACTCTGCGGATGCAATACGCCAGGAACTGTTAAGTCGGTCGAAAAAGATTTCATTTGCAGAGTTAAACTTTTCGTGGGGTTTAAATATATTCGGAATATGTTTGTAAGGGTATTTGCCTTTGTCGTTTAAAATTACCCTTGCGTTGTCTCCGGTGTCAGCCATCGTGTACCCTGAAAAGTTAGTATGTAGTATAGTACAGGCTAACTGGTAGGCTGTAATGAGGGCAGTAACGCCCTGCTGACGTCCTTTAAGGCACCTAAATTTAAGGCTGTTGCGCAAACCGGCTGTATAGTCGGCTACCCCTTTGTTAATGCGCTCAATTACGTGTTTTTGAACAGTGTTTAAAAAGAACGGTACTGTCTTTTTCCGTTTATTAACAATATAGAAGAATAATTCTATAAACTTTTCCGGATAGTCTACTAGCTCCTGCAAAAGTTCGGGGTTCTCAGTAACTTCTTTAGTTGCTGTTTTAATATACAGCTTATCAGACTCTAAATTTCCAGTAGTTTTCCATAACTCCTGTCTTCCCCTAATTAGATAATCAATAGAATATTTAGCCATATATTCTCCAAAGTATATATCTACAGTTTACCACATTGAGGAGTTTTAAACAACACAAAAAGACAAGCTTTTTAGGCTTGTCTTTCGGTGAGTTTGTAGTTAAATTAAACAGGAGAAGTTAAATAACCCATACCATCGGAGCAAATCAACGGTATATTTATAAAAAATAAGGAAATGTCAACTGATATATGATATTATTAAAGTGTGTACTCCTTTTATACTTTTAACACCGACAACCGTGGAAGAAATTTCACGGTTTTTATTTTAAATACGCAGAGTAAAAGACTCGAACTCTTACTAATTGCTTTGGAGGCAATCGTGCTACCAATTACACTAACCCTGCTCGTCATTTTCCACAATTGGAACAATATTCTTCAAATAATCCAATATTTCTTTAGTATTTTTACTAATTTCTTTCAAATTTCCCGATATTTTATTCAATACTGCCTCATTTTTGTATAAATATTCAGGTAATTCTTTGTCATCTAACAGTACTCTCGCTGCATTATTTGTAACCCTTGGATTGCTTAGATCCATATCAGCCATAAATTCAAAAGTTAATGTATTAGTCATAAACTGGATTTCCCACTTTCTACAAAATTTAGTAATACCTCTATAAGTTCTTTTTTATCTAAAAGATTTAAAAATGCGACCATCTCTTCTTTTTTCATACCAAAGCCGCCTTTTTCGCCATTAAGATCTTTTTCTTGAGGGCAGTAGGCGTATAAATGTTTTTCCATAAATAAACACTCTAATCTAGAAGCGTTATCTCCTAGGAATAGATGCATACTTCCTAATTTTGTATTTACTTTAGCTGTTCCAAACTTGTCAATCATTCAAATCCTCCCGGCATAACTTAACATATTCAATTATATTACCATCTAACTCTTCTTTCAATATCTTTACCTTAGATGCGGTCATTACTGGGTCTAAAATAAAGGGATTTTTCGCAAAATGAAACTTCTTACCCGTCAACACTTTCCAGGCATTTTTAATTCTAAGAGGCACAACATACCTAACGCCCCAAATAAAATCCGCTATCCCAGCTGAGAAATAAAAAGGACAAGGCTTCGCAATATAAAATTTCCCATCCTTCATCCTAACTTGAGGATTGTTTGATAAATTTTTAACTAATTCATCTACAAGAATACTCACAACAATACCCTCCTACCTCACCCGTCTCAATTCGGGCTTACTTTCAATAAACTTATCAACCGGAATCCAAAACTTAAGCATCATTGTGCGGTAGTCAGGAAGTTTATTATAGGTTTCTAAATCACCTTTATCCAACATAGCCATTCTATAATTATAAACAGCGTTATTCCTATGTAAAACAAATACACAAATCGCCAAATCAAAAATAAGCGAGGCAATAAGACACTCAATAGCAACCTTACTAATAAACATAATCCACACTTCTCCTAGCTACATTCAACTCTTAACACCAATAATTTAATTATGTTTATAAATAATACAATAAAAAACAATATTAGTCAAGTTTTATTAAAAATTTGGCGCATAGTCTCCTAACATACCTATCAAATGCCCACTAATAACCTAATAGTATATACTCTTACCCCTAAAATTTGCGCCCATTCCCCTCAATTTCGTAAAATCGAAAATAAGTTTGTATTCGCCTAGGGGTAAAAGCTCACTTTTTAAATTGAATTTATATGTTTGTGAGACCCTTTTGTAGGCTATTATTGCATTTCAACCCTTTCTATATATTGTATATATGTATTTCGGGAAATCGAAAATGGAATTTGAAAAATAGCAGCAAAATATTTTGGAATTCAAGCGACGACGGAACCCCGGAACCCTTGTGAGCAGGGAGGCTTGAACCCTATGCCCTGGAACCTTAAGAGTTTTGGATCCAAAAAGACCCTCATACAATGTTACAGAATCTTCATAATCGAGGTGGAGCCGGCGTGAAAGTTGAGGAACCCTCCCCCCGACGGCAGCAGGGGAGCCGGACAGAAGTAATGAGGGGGTCCGGTTATGTCCATAAGAGACTATAACACTACTACACAATAGTGTTATATATACTATAAACATATAAATAACATTGACAACAGCAGCAGCGTCTCTAAGGGTTTTAAATTAGTGGTCAGGTACAAACATAAACCGTTAAAATTTAACCCCCGTGTTTACCCCTGTTATACCTGAAACACCCTGTTTATAGGGGTGTAGGGGTATAACACAACTAACAAAAACAAACCCCTGTAATACAATAGGCAGCCGGTAGCGCCTGCAAAGTGTTTAATTGTTAAGTTATGTAAACATGAGTTTATTAAAAGTAACTAGGCTATTACAGGGTTCTAGGGTTTTATACATCAATTGATGTATATTAACCAATAATTTTATTGTTTTTTATTGCAATTATTAAATGACCTATGCTAGAATGTATACATAAGGTTAAGTTAATAAAAGGTTACACCGATTATAAAACATTGACCTTGTACACCTCGCCCACGGGGTAAACACCTTCAAACCTAACATCTTGATTTATAAGGTAACTTGTACAAAGTAACGCTTATATACAGGGTACAAGGTACAGCCTACACCTAATCAACAAGTTGCTCAAGTAACAAGTTGCCAGGGTGAAGGGTGGAAGGGTGCTCAATGGGTAGGGTGTAACTGGTATATCTTAAACCGTATATGCTTATTACGGTGCTACTAACTGATATATCAAACATCATCATATTCCCCCCCGAATTTTTTCGGTGGAGCTATGTGATTACAAATTAAATAACTCTCGTACCTTGAAAATTGAATATCTTGTTTCTCCCCTTGCAGGGTTTCCCCTGTCTATGTGAGTTACTGCTTACATAGGTATTATTTATTATGTAAATGCAAGGAGTTAAAAAATGAGTACAGCAACAAAAAGAAACATCGAAAAAACCGTTGAAGAAACTATTGCTGAGGTAGAATCGATTGAAGCCGAAAACCTTCAGAAGTACAATGCAGAAATGGAGGATTTAGTGGACACGATTGGAACAGAAGAACCTGTTAGCATTAAACAACCTTCTAAACCAGCTGAAGAAACTAAACCTGTTAAAAACCCAAGCTACAAAGCAAACGGGGTTTCAATACCCGGCGGCTTTTCGACAATTACCTTCCTCTCCCGTGTGATACGTGATTTAAACGGCGTAAAGGCTTTAAACCCTGAGAATGAAGAGTTGAATGTATGGGCTAACGATACTATTGCCTACATTGAATCTTTAAAAGGAGGATTTAAAACAGCCCCCGCCGCACGTACTGCCAATCCTGCAGCTATTCTTAAAAACATTGAAAAGCTGACACCTGAGCAAAAGGCTGAACTACTCAAAAGCCTTTCCTAGGCTTAGCTTTTGTAAGGTAGGAAGTTATTTCCTACCCTGCAAGGGGAGAAACAAAGAGGCTTGGAAGTTACTATTTCAAGAATCCTGTCTTATTTGAATTTCTAATTTTTTTGAGATAAGATTATTGAAAAATTTGCTATTTGCGTATGAGTTTATCCTGTAGTATTTGCTATGTTATTTCTCATATCTCTATTAGCTATATTTTCAAGCCCCGACCTAAAATTTTTAGAGCTAAACTTTTATATAACTTGTATTAGAAAGCTACGTGAGCTTTTATATATTAGGGAGATTAATTATGCAAGATAGACTTAAAAGATTAAAAGAGTATTTGAAAAATGCTATTTTAATGGATGATAAGGAAGAAATCATTAGGTTGAAAGAGACCATACGAGATTTGAAAAAGCAATCAAACTAACACAAATCCCCCCCCATCTAATACTCAATAGCCTCTTATGAGGCTTTCTTATACAAGTTATGAAAGGAGAATCTATATGGACAAGTTAGTAGATGAATTAATTGAAATTGTAGAGGCAGAGCAGGCTGAGCCCGTCAGCGATATACAAGAATTAATGGAAGATATTAAGAGTCGTTTATTATTAATTAAGGAGAAGCTAAATGAGAAGGAACATTGAGGGATTTATTATTGGAGCTATTTTGATATTTGGAGTAGAGATTTTACCGGCTTTATTACATCTCAACTAACCATCCCACATAAATCTCATACCCGAGACACTCCCCCAAGCGCCCGATTTTTCGGGCTTCTTTTTAAAAACTCTGTATTTGAGAGTTTTTAGTTAGAAGCCAAAAGTAAGGAAGTGAATTATGGATATTTCTAACATATTACTTGATAGCGTTTTCTATATAGCGCTTATTGGAAGTATTTGTCTATTGGCTTGGAGCGGAGTCGTAACAGTTAAGAATTTCTTTAGATAGGAGGGAATATTGTCGAAAAAATTAAAAGATTTTTTATTCGAGTTGCTATCAGAGGTTCCAGATGCAGCTGAACTAGACGAAGATGGGACATACTATGTTAATGCTAAAAAGCTTAACTATATTGGTTATATTTCTAAAGAGACTTTAGAAGAGTTGGATGTCTATTTGGACACATTATGTAAACAGTAAAGGAGAAAACATTGGAAAACACAGAAGCACAAACAGCCCCACAAGTGAAATTGGAAGAAGTAGTCTTACAATCCCCGCACAATTCTCAAAGAGAGAAAAGAGCAGCTAAAATCAAAGCTAAGAGAAGAGCTAAAAACAAAATAGCAAAAGCTAGTCGTAAAGCAAATAGATAAACAGCCTCACTAGCTCAATACTAGATTAACATATTGGGCTTTTTCCTTCATAGCTCAGGTTTTAAAGAGTTATGAAATTAGGAGCCCTTAGTGAAACGATTACATTCTTTTATAGGAGTATTTTTATTTGCATCTATTTGGAACTATAGTTACGCTCCTATAGATGTTAGACTTGTGAAAAATATAGAACAGATTATTTATCAAGAGGATAGTATGGAACAGTTTCCAAGACAAGATGTATTAGATTTAATTAAAAAGCACGATAAGCAAACTTATAAGATCTTAAATGAGCACGCTGTTGTTGTGTTTTATGATTTATCTATATCGGATAAATTTAAAAACTCGGAGGGTACATTTAGAGCGGTAACTTGCACAAGAGAAAATAGCTCTAAGTTGTATATATTAATTGATAATAAATACAAAGCTTCCAGTAAATATGCGCTAGCTACTGTTATAGCGCACGAGTGTCTACACGTCAGCCGAACGGTTGAAAAACTAAAAAATAACCTTACCCCTGAAGCTGATACTTTTGAAGAGGTGGAGGCATTTAACTTAGAGGTTGATACTTGGCTAAAATATCGTAAATTAAAAGATTTTAAGTCATTTATCACAGACGAGCTTGAGCAGAAAGAAAACTATTTGCTAATGCTTAGAAATGCGGGTAATTTAGACTCCGAGGTTGAGAGAATATACATTGGAAATAAGTGAAGAGAGGATTTTATGCGAAGACTACACATGATTCTATTTACATTAAATTTAATAGCTTTGTTAGCTATTCAAGCCCGAGCTTTTTGCTATTTGGATTCAGGCATTCAGTTAAACAATACAAAGGCAGAGGCTGTTAAAAAATACCAAAAAGAAACGTCCATATCGTATAAACTACCAAACTTGCTGGAGGAATAATATGCTACACAGAAGAAGAATTTCAGATTTGGATGAGAGAATCTCCGATATTAATATAAGACTTAAAGATAGAGGTATTGGAAAATCTTTATTAATGACCTCTAAAGCGGGTCTTCACAGCCTTACACTCTGCAAAGGCTTTATTGATGAAGATTTCGTGGAGCTAACAGATTTAGTTTGTGCGGCTAGGTATGCTGAAATGGGAGCGTATTTGCGGGGGATGTTACACTCCCTCGACTGGTTGACTAGTTAAATATTAAGTTTTGTAAATATATTGTTTTATATTGTTTTTTATGGTAATATTTAATAAATGGTGAAAGTGAAGTGGAAAGAGGAAATTATATGTACGTAGAGGAACATGGGATACGCAACAATGAAGACAGAAAAGTAGTACAAGACGCTTTGGAATTAATGAAAGGAGATATTTTTATTAGCGCTGTTATATTTGCGCTCATAGACGAGTTTATATAATCATCCTAGCTGCCTTATGGTGTTCTTTTAAAGCTTATAGTAGGGAGATAAAAAAGTATTATTTAACTAGACTCAGAAGCAATAAAATGAAAGGAAGAGACCATGAGCACACAATTAACCGGACAACAATTACATGACATTTCAAAAATTCTTAAAGAACTTCTAACAGGCGCAAGTCCAAGTGCCGAACAGTTGGAAGAATATGGATTCAAGCTAGTAAGTATAGCCAACTACGAAAAACCAAAAAAGAGCGTGTTTTAACCACTTAGTAGAGAAGGAGCCGAATATGAGTAGAGTAGCTGTGATTGATAATTTTCTAAAAGGGTTGCAGGATTCTAATACTACAATGTCTTTGATGGTAGATAGAATGGATTTGGAAGTTTTATCTTCTATTAACAACTATTCTGAAACCATATCCAAAATAAAAGGCAACACGACTTTAAGCGATAAGGATATTATATCCTGCGCTATGATATTAGGATATTTACTAAAAGGACACATAGACAGGTACGATTTAGAAAAATGTATTCCGGAGGGTTAATATGTCAACACGAGCAACTTATCAATTTATCGATAAAGACTGGAGATGTCGTATAGAATCATTTTGGATTTATATTCATATGGATGGCTACCCGAGCGGTGCTGCTACGTACTTTAATAATATGCTTCATCGTGAGGATATGCCATACCACTACGAAGTCCCCGCCGAAAGATTCTTTAGAGCTAACAGATCTGCTGAATTTACCCAAGCCCATCATGGGGATACGGCGTATCACTATGAGATAACAGGGCATAAATTAGAAGATTTAACTATAGTGTGTAAACACCGAAACCCATCCGATGAGGATGCAGAGTGGAGAATAGTTTATTCCGGAACTTTACAAGACTTTCTAAAAGCTAACACAGAATTAATTAGCCAAGAACGCTATAATTCGTTTGATTTTGAAAAATATGCCGAAGAGGCTTCCAATGAATGATTATCTAAAGCTATTTATCGAATACGAAGCGGACAAGTTTAGATTTGAAGCCCTAAATAAAAACAACCACTTAGACAGGTTTTCGACTTGTTTTAAATATTCATTCGCCGTGCCTAATCAAGAAGCACTTAACGCTATTGCAAAATACTCCCCTCTAATCGAGTTAGGGGCTGGAAGTGGCTTCTGGGCGCATTTGCTTCAACAGCAAGGGGTAGATATAATACCTTATGATAACTTCAATTGGAAGGAGTTTAAACACCATTACACGACGATTCTGGAGGGATCTGAGAGTACTTTATTAACTCAACCGACTGATAAAAATTTAATGCTATGCTGGCCCGATTATGATGAGCCATTTGCTTACAATGCCGCTAAAAACTTTAGAGGCAAATATTTAATCTATATTGGTGAGGGAAGCGGCGGATGCACTGGAGATGAGGATTTCCACAAATATTTGGATTCAGATTTCTCCGTAGTTGAAACCATTAAAATTCCCAGATGGGCTGGGATACGTGATAGGCTTTATATCTATGAAAGGAGAGCCAATGCGTAAATATCTACAAACCTATTTAGAATTTTTAGTAAAAAAGTCTATAGATATTACCCACAAAAGTTTATCCAGATTAACTAAGACTGATTTTCTAGAAGCGTGGGAATATTATGTGATATTTAATAACTGTTTAGAGGGAATAACTAAAAGTTTCACCTGCATAGCCGTTGATGATAGAAAGGATTCTGAATTACGTTTAAAATACTTATTAAATTTTAGAAGCAAGTTGAAAACTACCCTTAATAGTTTAGATATGCTTATAAATCCTCTTGAAAAAATGAAGGGAGGCTGATATGCAATTACATCCACTTAATTCAGTAATAAACGCTATATATTCGATGTCTAATGAAGAGCTAAATGATTTATTTAGCCCCGACGGTTGGGCAAGAGGAAACTGCGAGCTGTTTATAAATACTGACTTATTTAGCATACGTATATCAGAAAAAGCTGAGGGAGAAGAGTAACATGGTTGAAATTCTTAAATATAAATATCGCCATTATAAATGCTCTGTATGTGGGCATGAGATGGAAATTAAGACAAACCACGAAGAATTTGTTTTAAACCACTGTCCCGGATGTAGTTCAGATCCTAGTCAAGGAAATGCCTACGCTATTCCAGCATTGGGCGAGCAAATTTTTAGAAGATTTAATTTTGTAAAGGGGGAAGAGTGAACATATTTGCCACAGACAAAAACCCCATAATAGCAGCACAAAATTTATGCGATAGCCACGTAATTAAGATGGTATTGGAATCAGCTCAAATGATGTGTACCTATCTAAATGAAAATGGAGTTCAGACTTCATATAGATCTACCCATAAAAATCATCCGTGTTCATTGTGGTTGAAAGAATCTTCATTAAATAGATCTTGGTTATTTGAGCACTACTACGCTTTGCTCCAAGAGTTTAGGATGCGTAGAGATAAAAGACATAAATGTACAGATTTGCTAGGTTTATTTTACGCCAATTTCCACTATGACGATGCTTTAGATGTATTACTCAACAGCCGCTTAAACTTTGCATTAGCCATGCCCAATCAGTATAGATCTTCAGATCCAATAGAGTCTTATAGGAATTATTATATATCTAAACAATACACGATGAAAGTTCCAATGAGGTGGACAAAAAGACAGCCACCTGACTGGTTTGTAAAGGAGGCAGTCTGTGTCTAAAAATTATTTTCAAATAGCTTATAAAAAGAAAACAAAATTAGAAAGAAAGCTAAGTAATATGTTGAATCTTGTTTCTAATTCACCAAGAATGAGCATGCCTACTAATATTTCCTTTGAAAAAGGAGATAAACTGCCAGAGGATTATCCTGTATATTATGATTATTTATATTTTGCAGATAATTCCTTGATATCTTCAGATATTCAAGGAACCATTTCAAACTTAATATGGGATTTGCATGTTCAGGGCAGAAACGTAGAAAATATTTACAGATGTATTCAAAAATTTAATGGAGATTAAATGACAAGAGAGCCTCAATCAAATTGTAGCCCGATGGCTTATATGATAGGATTTAGCGCTGCGTTAAGACGCATAAAAGCCGTAGAAGATTACAAAAAGGATAGAAGATCTTTAGGGTTTAGGTTGAAAATTAAGAGTTATTTAAAATAGATAAGCGTGAGGGTTGAATAATGATTAGAAAATATGCCGAACAAGAAGATATTTTAATTCAAGAAAATTATCCAAACTTAGGTCCTGAGGGAACTAGAATGCTTCTATTTAAACACGGCTATGAAAGAGACCGTGGATCTGTAGCTCACAGGGCTAAAAGGCTAGGGGTAAAAATTAGCGAAGAGTTTAAAGAAAAACTTCGCAAAGACATTGGAAAAGCTTTTGGTAACTTTGAAAGACTAAATCAGGCTAAAAAAGATCTTAATAAAAAGAAACAAGAAACGGATACTCAATACGATATACATAAAATTTATAAAAAATGGAGGTGATATGGAAGTATTTTGTGGCGATTTATACGACCCCTTTCTTAAAGACAAGAAAAAAGAAGAAGATATCAAGAAGACACGAGAATTTTGTGAAAAAGTGGCTGAATTAATGAAAGAGTACGAGCTGACTAACTTTAAAGTTATTAAGAGTTTTGGGAACTATTATTTTTCAAGTTTCTATAGTTAATTAAATAAAGGAGAATATATGCGAGAGAAGTTTTTAAAAGAATTTTTAGTTTATTTAGTGGTTTGTATTGCGCTTGCAGGAACTGGAGGTTTTATAGGATATAAAATCGGCTATAAAAACGGTGTAATAGCCGGTTATGCTGCGGCTGAATCCGTTTGTATAGAGCCCACCCTTTACGAACAAGATCCAGTTCTTTGGGAGAAGTATTTAAAATTAAAAGCTGGTAGGGGGCAATAATGGGCGAGATTGCAGATATGATTTTAGATGGAACATTGTGTCAACAATGCGGAACTTTTATTGGACATCCTGTAGATTATCCTAGATACTGTTCTGATTGCAAGCCCAAAAAACTAATAACTGCTAAAAACTTGAAAGGCTGCTTATCGTTTCTATCGCATAAGCTTAATAAAATTCCGGGAATGTCTTCGATAACAAGAATTTCTAGTAAAGGGGTTCCTCATATTGTAGTAACATCCAAGGATGGTGATAAGTTTAGTGCCACATATTTTTTAAGCAAAGAAAAGCGCCATTTTAAAATATTTGATAACTATGCCAATCATAAGAAAACCGGCATTCAAAATTATACAAAAGTAAAAACTGGACAAGAGGTATATGACCATTTTTATAAAATGGCTTACGATAACAAGTGGATGAACTAGGAGGAGTTGAGTATGCAGATACACATTAAAACAGCAGCAAGAGCTTTCAAAGGCTGGAGTGTTTATAAATTGGCAAAAGAGCTTAACTTGCCACAACAAACGGTCTACAGTTGGGTAAACGGTAGAACACAGCCTTCGTATGAGAATATGGATAGATTATGCGATATTTTAGGCTGTGCTATAGAACATTTATTTACCGCAGACTCTGTGGCTTTACCCAATTGTTAAGTTTTGTAAATAATATTGTTTTTTATTGTTTTATATGGTAAAATCAAATTAAATCAGTTAAAACCCTTTATAATCGTACCTTGACAACTTAATAATAAACCTGTAAACCCATAAAAACCAAACTGCTTTAAGCAGTTTGAGTGTAAGGGACAACAGTGGCTCGGTGCTTGAGGCATAGTTATGAATTAAGAACTATGAGAAGCTTCAAAAGACTGTCAGTGAGAAGTTTCACCATTGGCTTTATTACCTAACCTAATAAAGTGTCCTTTACACTCAAACTACGTTATGTGTGGAGATTATTATGTACACAGAACAACTTTTATCTGTTATCGGCGGAAATATTAAAATGTATTCGCCATATCCTAAAAGATTAGTAAACTATTTATGGGAAAAGTATTTAGAAATCAGCTGTACCTACCCCGAAGCTTGGAAAAGGATTATGGACGAGGTTGCAAGACTTGATAGCGAATGCCCTGATGGATATATTGAAAAGGTTTTGGAAGTGTTTAGTTCAAAGATTGAAGCTTATGAAAACGCTAACAAAGAATTTGATATGAACTGTTTAGAAGCTGACGATATTGAAGCCCCGCAAGTCAATCAAGACGAAGAAGAACTTTATGAGGTTCTTTATAGCATGGGTTATCGAAAGAAAGAAATTCAACCTGCATTAGAGACAGCCTATAATCACGTTACCGATAAGACTGACCAAGAGCAGGTGTTGCGAGTAGTTTTAAAAATACTGACTTCTTAGATATTAATTTTTGTAAATATTTTAATTATTGATATTTATTTATTTCTATTTTATATTATAGTATTCGTAATAAGTAAATATCGAGTGGATATTTACAGAGGTAAGAAGAAAAGGAGAACATTATGGGAAAATCAACAGAAGTCGGAGGCGTTAAGATTCCTGGAGGCTTTACAACCGGAACATTTTTTTCAAGAATTTTGAGAGACCTTAAAGGCGTAATCGCATTAAGTCCTGAACTTGAACCGGAATTGCAAGGTGTTATTGGTGAGATTACTGAATACAAAAAACAGTACGCTCCTAAAGCAGACGAAAAGAAGGAACAGAAAAGACTTGAAAGAGAAGCTGCAAAGCAAAAAAGACTCGAAGAAAAATCGCTGAAGCTCAAACAGAAGGCTGAAGAAAGAGCTCAAAAAACTCAAGAAAGAGCCGCTACAAAAGCCGCAGAAAAGGCAGCAAAAGAAGCTGCAAAGGCTGCAAAAGCTCAGACAGAAGCTTCGACTGTACCGCCTACACCGGCTGAGTATTAAGCCAATTCAACTGAACAAGAAGAGGACACTAGCAAAAGGGTTGAATAAACCCTTTTGTTATGTCAATAAAACATTAAAGCTAAACCCCTTCACAACGTTTTTAACGGGGTTATTTATATAGTTATAGTATGAATAAGGGGTAATATATTAAACCTCGTTAAAATCGATTAAATCAGTATAAGGAGAGAGCGTAAATGTCAGACGTACCAGAAACCCCTAAAAAAATTGGAAGACCTAAAAAAGAGGAAAACTGTTCCAATAGAAGTTATCAAATCCCAAATGAATTAATAGCTAAGATAGAGAGTAGATACCATACTACTGGAATCCCGAGAACAACAATCGTAGTGCAGGCTCTAACAGAGCATTTTGAAAAGCTGAAAGAAGAATACAAAAACTAACGTGTCTAAAATACCCATAACCAGAGGAGCAAAACAATGGAGTGGAATAGTGCAATGGATGATTATCTCATCCAAAATTTTGGTAGAGTTACATTAAAAACCCTTAAAGAGAACATAGGAGAAGGTCTAAACATCTTTAAAAGAGCCCGTAAATTAAACATAGAGACTATAGGATCTGATAAATTTAGTTTAGATGACTTAAAAGATCTATCCGAACTTTTAGCCTCATCTACTCCTATCATAGAAATAATGGAATTCTTTAAAACAAAGAAGAAGTCAGCCATTTATTCACAAATAGAGGGCTTAAAAAACATGTCAAAATATGAGTCTAATCCGGTTGAAGAACTAAAAACAAATAAGGATTACTCTGACCAGGAATTGGCATACATTAAAGACTGTATTACTAATAAAATTCCTACAAGTCAAATGAATCTTCCCGGAAGATCTCCCCAAGCCCTCAAGCAAAAAGTAACGATGATTCGTAAGCAACTAAAAGAGGGAGAGAAAATAGCTACAGATATTTTAAAAAGTAGGGAACTTCCTAAAAAGAGAAAATACACTAAAAGAGTTAAAACTGATAAACCATTTTTAGAGCTTATACAACCATCACAAGAACCTGAAAAACCTGCCACGGAGGATGAATACACAACCATAACTAAGCTAATATTAGGCAGGTTGGAGAGTCTCAAGCTGTACTCCAAGTTTGTTAATCATCAAAAGTTATCTTATACAACAACAGAGTTTGATATTGAATTAAAAATTACGAGGAAGGAAATTAATGAATCCTAGAGAAGCGTATGTAAAATGCTGTAAGTGTGGAAAAATTTTAGACCCTGATACCGAAGCTTTAGAACATGATAGCAAGGACTACTGCTTGGAACATTTTGAAGAAGCAGTACAGGAAGAACAAGATAAGGACTACCAATAGAAACGGTAAGGAGTGAGAATAGTATATTATTGAGAGGACGAATTATGCGAGATTTATTTTTGACGGCGGATTGGCATCTTTTCCACCCAAGGATCCTAAATGCCTGCAACAGACCTTTTTCATCGGTGGAAGAAAATACGGAAGTTATTATTCAAAATGTGAATAATCTGCCAAAGGATTCTATTTTGTACAACTTAGGAGACCTAACCTGTCTCAATAACCGAGACGACGGTATTAAAGAACAGATTGAATCAGTTTTGAATATGATACGCCCAGATATCAAAGTTTACATAGTGGGCGGAAATCATGACCCTGAAATTCCTTATATCAATTTGAAAAAGGAAAACAGAATACAGAATTACCGATTAGCCACGATGCTAAAAATAGGGGTAGATAAAATATTCCTTTCACACTTCCCCCACCTGAGATGGCATTGTTGCCATTATGGATCTTTTCACGCTTTCGGGCATGAACACGGAACATTAGAACACGAGTTTGGAAGGTCAGCTGACGTGGGCGTAGATAACTGTAACTTTAAGCCAATTCACGTCGAAGACTTTATGAAAAGGTTAAGAGACAGGAGCAATAACGGCTTTTACGAAAGCCAAAAATTCACAGATTTGTAGAACTATAAACCCAAAGGAGCAACTTATGAGCAAAAAATCAAACAGAGGCGGATTCAGAGGCAGCTACAGCAGTGAAAGGGGCTATTCAAATAAACCTCTTCCCGGCATAGCCCCCTCACAGTATGATGCCATTTACGGAGATTACGAAGACAGAGAAACAGGAGTTGGATTTTATCCCGCAGCGGTGGCAGCAGCTGTAAAGCCGCCGCCAGTTGTTGAGCATATTCCAATCAGACCAAAAGAGTGCTTAACTTATTTACAGAATGTACTGACTCTTAACATACCAGAAAAGCTTATTTTTTCCGAAAAAGCTTGGATAAAAATTAATTGCTATGTTCAGATTGTAGGTGGGTTAGAGATTACCGGATTCGGAAAAATAGAAAATGGAGTAGTTACTGATGTAACAATCCTACCGAATCAGGTAGTAAGAAAAGCTCACGCTAACGTAGAAGCTGAATGGGTAGCAGCGTTTATGAAAAAAGTTCCTATAAATGAATTACCCTTATGGACTTTAGATTGGCACAGTCATGCAGATATCGGAATGGTTAAACCTAGCGGAACTGACTTGGATAACTATGAAGAGATAAATGACTTGAGAGATAAAGAAGGATTCCCTTACCTGATTATGAATAGAGCTGGAAAAGTACACGCCGGATTCTTTTTAGGCAACGGGCATAAAACTACAATGGAAGTAGAAGTACCGGCAACTCTTGACAGAGCACTGTTTGAGCCTATCTATAATCAGTGCAAAAAAGAAATAGCTGCAAATTGTTTGGAGGAAAGAATAACATACCCGTCTGTGGTAGTGGGAAAGAAAGGAGGTTTTGTACCCGCCCAGTCTGGTGAATCTTGTATAGTAAGTAGAAACTAAGAGTAGAAATTAAAAGGAGATAGTTTAAAATGACTAAGAAAAAAACAGCAACTGAGACAGTGAGAATTTACGACTTATCCAAAGAACTTAAAGTAACTAATAAAGAAGTTATGGACGTTTTGGATTCAAATAAGATTGCTTATAAATCTGTTTCAAGTAACATTTCAACCGCAGATGCCGAAGTTGTTAAGAAGGCATTCGGTAAAAAATCAACTACAAAATCAGCAACAAAGACTGAAACTAAAGAACCGGCAAAAGCGGCTGCTAAAAAATCACCAGTAAAGCCGCTTAAAAAGCCCGCTAAAGAAACTAAACCTGTGGACGAAACTATAACTCTAAACATAGTTCACCACACTAAGCAGGAAAGAGTTGTAATCAAAGCTGGCAGCACCGTAGCTCAAGTTGAAAGAGATCTCGGTCTCGGAGCCGGCAAGCTAATAGGACAAGATAAAACTCTGAAGCCTAACGACGTTTTCGATAAAGATACTACAGTGTTTGTAGCAACGTCGAAAAGAAACGGATAATCCTTGTAAGGATCTTTGCCAGATGCTCGATAATCTGGCTTTCATTAAAGTTTTTTAGAGATTGAAAACTTTAAAGAGATTGTAGAACTATGAAAGGAGCTTATCAATGTCGGAACAGGTTTTAGAGCAAATCCCAGAACAAATTTCAGAAGAAACCACCATTTTAGAGAAAATAGCACTTAAAAGAAAAAGCGTAAAAGAAACGATAAAAGTAGAAAAATATGTAGATAATCAGGGTAGAAAATGTGCTATTGTACACGCACCCCGTCCTGTGAATATACCAATTCCGCTCACAGGAAACACAGAAGCGGTTAATGTTAAATTCTTAGCCATAAAAAATGAAGATGTTTATATTATAGATGAGATACCTCATAGATTTATGCACTTTAATGTCCAACCGCAAGAGAGAGTTGAGACTTTACGAAACCCCGAAAACAGTGCTGAGTACATAGAAGTTAAGCTTGGGCATTTTTGTAATGAAATTAAATCTAACCAATTACTAAAAAGCCCTAAAAACTATGTTTATCAGCTTATGTATAATTTAGAAAATCCTAATCCTAGTAGCGCCTATTCAACTCCAACAGACTATTTTAGGACTCACGTAAGTATTATAAACCAGGAGTTAGGAATATTTTGCAAAGATTGCGGATGTTTTATTTCAGCAGAAAGCGCTCCTATAAACTTATTTATGGGATATTGTGCCGACTGTATTGTAGACAACAGAGAATCTCTTCGTGATTATGATTTATGGTCATGGGAATCTTATAGAAAGGGATGTACCGATTCGGGCTATGCGGTTGAGCGTAGAGTAACAAAAGAGTCTGCCTACTACCCTGCATTAGATTATGCAGATATAATATCTGGTTTTAAAAATATGTCTAAAGTAACTAAAGATGTAATTTGTCTTGGATTAGGTAGCGCCGGTACTAATATGTTAGAACAACTAGCCAGACTGACTTATATTAATACTTTTAAATTGGCAGACTATGACTATATAGAAGAGAAAAATTTAAGAAATCAATTTTATACTGCCTCAGACTTGGGCAAACAAAAGGCTGTATGCGCTCAAGCCTATTTGAGAGAACTGAAAAAGAAAGCTAAAGGGCATACTAAAAACTTTGAAAATATAAAATATGATTACGTTAGCTCTAAATATACAATACTAGGATTTGATACTATACGCACTAGAAAAAAAGCTTTAGACTGCGTCATTAAAGATGTAATAGAATCTAAATATATTGTAGATATTCGATACGATGATTTAACTGCCAGTATTTATTTTATAGATATGAATAACGCAGAGCAGCTTTCGTACTATAAGGAGCGTCTTGATATTGATTATGAAGAATTAGAAGCTCCTTTTAAGGGAGAGGGAATTTTAAGAAACATAGATGAATTATTTAATATGTTCTCATTCCAATCAACTTGTGTAAAACTAAACCAAAAAATAAGAGGGGATGAAAACATAAACTACACATGCTGCCGAACCTCCGAAGACTCTGAAAGATGTGTTAGACCGTGTGGAGGCGAAACTTGTAAAGAATTTATGAAACAATACCTAATAAAACATAAAGAAACTTCCAAGATACAATATGTGCCTAGAAACGAAAATACCTGTATAAAATATAATTTAATGCCGATTTACAAATATGCCTCGACCTTCGTGGCTGCCGCAGTTTGTGAAATTGAAGAAGGTAGGGAGAAGCCTTTCACTCACATTGAATGCGGAATTGAAAAAGGGTTGTTAGGACACGTTAAGATTAGATAAAGGAGCAACTAATGTTAAAACACTACGTAGAAGAATATTATCCAGGATGTATAGTAGCTGAAACTGTGGAGAAGGAAATTAAAACAAGAGAAGGCTATGTATCGGATCCTAAATGTTTTGGCTACAGGTTTTACGACAGATACGAAGATGAATTTGAAGATAACGGACAAACTATAAAAAGATATTCTGAAAATTGCAACAAAAGTCCAAACTATTACAAAGGAACTGTAAAAACCATTGAACAAATAGCGCAGGAAAAGCCAGGATCTATACTACTGCGCAATATGGAATGCAATAACTGGAATAGAGTCTTAGACACGCAGTATGGGCAATGTGTACCCCTACGAGATGAAGATATTGTTATAGGAGAATAGTTATGAATAAAGCCGCCACATATCTTAGGGTCAGTACCGAGGGACAACTAGGCCCTGAGAAGTTTGGACTTGAATCTCAACGTGAAGATATAACTAACTACTGTAGACACAATAATATAGAAATAATTCAAGAATTTGTTGAAGAAGGTGTTTCAGGATCTAAAGAAATTCGACCAGCCCTTTCCGAATTGTTCATAGCCTCTAAAAAAGAAGAATTTCAATATGTGATAGTAGCTAAACTTGATAGAATTGCGAGAGATTTAATGCTACAATTGTTTATTGAAAAGGAACTTCTTAAGCACGATATTCAAATAATATCTGTGGCAGAACCTTTTAGAGCAGACGACTATACCGGAAAGCTTATGAGATCCATAATAGGAGCTTTTGCAGAATTCGAGCGTGGGCGCATAACTGAGCGCCTAACCTCCGGCAAAGTTCAAAAGGCAAAAACCGGAGGGTATAGTGGAGGTAGACCTCCTTTGGGATATGAAGCTCAGAATAAGCAATTGGTCTTAAATGAGCAAAAAGTTGAGATAGTCAAATACATCTTTATGTTAAAAAATATAGGATTTGGCTATCAAAAGATTTCAGCAGAGACTAACAGAATGTTTAAAACAGATATTCTATATCCAATGAGAGTTAAAAGAATTCTTAGTAACGATAAGTATAGAGGTTTTTATACTTATAAAGGCATTACAGTTCAGGGAAAGCAGGAGGCTATAGTATGATAGAAAAACCTAAACCCCTTCTTTTGCCTTTTGATAATCAAGACTATCAAGCCCAAGAACCGAGAGTAATGGCTAATTATTCTCAAGATGATTATAAAAAGCAGTTAGCTATTTATAAAAACTTAGTCGCCGATGTACACGCTATAAAAGCTGCAGAGCTATTCAACAAGCCTGTAGAACAAATCACCTCGGCGCAGCGGTTTTTAGGAAAACAGTGGAATTACTCTCGTCTGTATGGAGAACCTCATAAAATATTAAAAGATAAATTAGATAATGAAATTGAGAAACTTAAAAATGATTAATTTTGCCTTTATGGAAATGCTGTTTAAAATGGTAAATCCAAACTTCAAACTAAACGAGCCCCAAAAACACCTAATGCTAAAAATGAATCTAATACACTCAGAGACTGGAAAAATACCCGTAATACACTATGGAAGAAGGAGAAAATATGATTGAGATACCTGGAAAATACAACACAGCTACCATCTACACAGATAATGTAGAGAAGGAAGCAATTTCGCAGATTTATGATATTTGCAACCACCCCATCTTTAAAGACCAGTCTATAAAGATAATGCCTGATGTTCATGCAGGAAAAGGCTGTGTAGTTGGATTCACGTCTACAATGCCTCAGGGCAGGATAATCCCGTCACTTATTGGAGTTGATATTGGTTGTGGGATGCTAACTGTAAGTCTCGGACAGGTAGATTTAAAACTTTCGCAGATTGATATGTTTATTCGAGAGTTTATTCCTCACGGAAATAGTGTTAATGCAAAGATTAACCCTGCAATAAATGCCAAGGCGTCCAACACCATAAAAGAAATTTGTGAGCGCATAGGAGATACTAAAACATATGAGCGCCATTTAAAATCGATAGGGTCTCTTGGAGGTGGCAATCACTTCATTGAAATCTCAGAAGATTCAAAGCAAAACAAATACCTGATAATTCACTCCGGAAGTAGAAATTTCGGGCATAAGATAGCCACTTATTATCAAGATAGGGCTTTTAAAGATTGTGATGCTGTTAGAAAGGCATTAAACATTCAACTTAATAAATATAAGGGAGAAAATAAAATAACTGAAGATGAGCATACTCAAAAAATAGAAAAGCTAAAAGAAGTTTACGCTGTTCCGAAAGATTTATCCTTTCTTGACGGAGCAACAGCTCAGCAATATATTCACGATATGCAGGTGGCTCAACAATTTGCGGCTATTAATAGGATGGAGATAGCTTCCCGCATTGTAAAATTTATTTCAGGAGGAGATACTAATTTTCAATTAGGAACTTTTGAGACAATTCACAATTATATTTCCCCAGAAGGATTTATAAGAAAAGGAGCTGTATCGGCTTTTGAAAATGAGCTGCTGCTGATTCCTATAAATATGCGAGACGGCTCTATTTTAGCTAGAGGTAAAGGCAATAAAGACTGGAACTACTCCGCCCCTCATGGAGCAGGAAGGCTTATGAGTAGAAGTAAGGCAAAAACTTCCTTAGATTTTGAGGAGTATAGAGTATCTATGCGTAGGGTTTACTCTACCAGTGTAAATAGAAATACTTTAGATGAAGCCCCGATGGCTTATAAAAATATGGAAGAGATAATTGAAAACACCAAAGACACTATTGAAGTAGTGGATATACTAAAACCTGTTTATAACTTTAAAAGTAATTAAGGAGCCTTTAATGAAAAACTGTTCAATGTGTGATACACAGCTTATTAGAAAAGAAAATCAGACGGAAGACTTTAGACTTAGAGTGGCAGGCGTTATACACTCTGTTCAACTAGAAGGACTTTCTTATGATGAATGCCCAAAGTGTGGCGAATGCTTTTATGATAAAGAAGATTTGGCTATATATGATAGACAGGTTAAAAAAGTCAGACAGGCTATCTTAGAAAATGTAAAAATAAACTGCAACAATAGCGAAGCCCAATACTACGATTGCCATACGAGTATTGAAACTCCAGATTTTATTAAAAAATACTTTGGTAGAGATGAAGACCTGTGTATAGACAAATGCCTCACTCAAGAAATTAAAGATTTATGGAATTTAGGAATTATAACAACCGGATGCTGTTGCGGAAAGCATTTTAACATCAATAACGAAAACCTAACTTCTGGCTTTATAGGAGTGGCTACGAATAACGACGCTCAAAAAATGAAAGAATTAGGCTATATTCAAATAAGAGAAAGCTACAATTTTATCCCTAAAAAATTTAAAAGCATGACTTTTGGAGATACAACTTTTGAATATGATAAGGACTTAGAAAATCGAGGCAGTCTTGATGGCTTATTAAGAATAACTTCTTCAAAGACAACAATGACTACTAACTTTAGAGATGTTGGAGAGTTTTTTGATATGATATTGAATATTAAGCTAGGACTAAGTTAGGAGATTATATAATGATAGTAACAGCAGTAGGACGGTCTTGGATAGAAAATGAAGCTATGTATAAATCCATAAAACAAACAACTATGCGGCATATTCTTATTTCGATAGCGGATGATGAGAAACGTAAAGTAGATTTAAAAAACGTTCATAATAATCCATATTGTAAAGGAATAATAACTCAATACTTCGAAGACATAGAAAAACCGGAAGAGGGTTATATCTTATTTAGCGAAAATCATGCCGAAGGTATATTAGAAATTACTAACACATTTGTTAATGTGGTGGACGTTTTACTAATTCACTGTACAGCTGGTGTATCTAGAAGTGTAGGAGTGGCGGCGGCTTTGAGTAAACTCCTTAACAGAACGGATGATAAATATTTTAAAGGCTGTCCTAATTTTCACGTTTATACCACTTTGTTAAAATACTATTCTGATAATAAAGAAAAATATCCAAATATTAATAAATATTATTATGAGAAGAATCCAATTACGGATTCGGAGATATTTTAGAAAATAATATAAAAGAGGTGAGCGATGGAACTAAAAAATGAAGTTATAGATATATTAAATCAGATAAGATTAAAAAGAGAGGAAGCGCAAGCTGCTTTTGATAAACAGGGAAAGAATTGCAGCACCTGCGCCAGCAAAGGTGGGCATAGTTGTTCAGATTTATTTTGTCCAACAGGTGCTCAAAGTTGTATTAAAAACGGACATAACCGTTGGGAAGCAAAAAAGATAAAACCCCCTTCTTGGGAAATAAAAGAAAAGTTTTTAGAAGATTTAGGAACTGAATTTCTCGCTCTTCAATCTAAAGTGGAAGATCTGGAAAACAAATTACATTGCCTAACAACCTCAGAAAATTGTGAGGGGTATAACTGCTATTTTGCAACAAAGGTTAAAGAACTGGAAAAAGAGAAAAACCATTACAAGAAGGCATTGGAAGAAAATAATTGTTGTGAAAATTGTGCGGCAGTATCTTCACGTAATTTTTGCCACACCCCAAAGGAAAAATTTATTGATAAAGCCTTTTGTAAGGCTAATAACTTTAAAAGTTGGCACGAAAAACCGATAGGAGCATAGCAAGTAATGAAAACAGAACGGGAAATAAAAGAGATACATGAGATGAAGTACACTGCTTGTGACTGCTACTATTGCAAAAGAACAAAACATGAAAAGACTTTATATGATTTTACAGATGATATAGAAAAACAAAAACAAGAGGAAACGGAACGAATAAAGCGGATTTTGAATCAAAGAGAGCGTCAAAAACAGTTTTTAAAAAGTAAAGGATTTTAAAATGATATCTAACGATGGACGTGTATTGGCTGAATTTTTATATAACTCAAACTGGATTGAAGGTATTGAATACCCTTTAAGCTACTACTTAGAGCATTATGAGGATAGATTTACCGCCATAAAAAATTCTTATCAGTGTTGGGATTATATAAATAAATTTAACCCCTTTGAACAGAAATTAGATCTACACACTATTATAAATACGGCGCATAGGCTACTTATGCAAGATATTTTATTAGCCGGCAAGGTGGATGATGAAAAGATAATTCAAAGTCAGTTAGGGCACTATAGAACTTATAATGTTACTATTGGCGGACATAGTGGAAAACCTTGTGATAAAATAAAATATTATATGGGCACTTTGTTTCACCGCATTAAAAGATCCTACACTGAGGAAGATTTATACAGACTTCATCTTGATTATGAAATAATCCACCCTCATATCGACGGAAACGGTAGATTGGGTAGGATATTTTGGAACTGGTTAAGATATCAAAGCGGTTTTGAAATTAAGGTGATAAAGTATTCCGAGCGATTGAGCTACTATGAAGATATAAATATAAGACGCCGCAAATTAAATTGAGTATGTTATAATTTAAGTATTATAATATTTAAAATGGGAGGTTTAAATTGATAACAAGAAGTTCAAAACATATTTTAAAATACTCTAATAAAAATAAATTACAATGGATTGATTTATTATTTAAAGATTATAAAATAGCATTGAAAG